ACTTAAAGGCTGGTTTGCGCTTACGCCTGGCTTCACCGCCTACGATGCCGCAAAGTGGGCACAGCGCGCCGAGCGCGCGGCGCACGGCGACCGACAGGCCATCGCTCAGCTCGATGGGGCCGGCTTCGCCCTGGCGGTCCTCTGACCCTCACGCCGCGTTGGGCAACACACGTGTGGCTTGCGCCTGACGGGCACCTGTTATGTGAGCGAGTCTGACATTGCTCAGATGCCCTTGACCGTCACACCTGAGCGCTTTAAGCAGCTCCACCGCTAAGCAGTGACACACATCACAACCTAACAATTTGACAACCGCCTAGCACCGCTGCTAGGCTGAAAGCACAAGCCAACCACAGAGAAAGCGAAAGCACCATGCGAGACACAATCCACGCGACAGTCACCAAGTGGACCGAGTACCGTACCACTAGCGGGCGGTGGTCAAAGGTCCGACACGATGAAACCGAGAAAGATTTTAAGCCGCACAACCTGCGCAATTTCTTCGATGCAAAGTTCCCGGGTGAATGGCGCGGTTACGCATACACCATGCACGGATACCTACCCGTTAGTGTGACCGTCCCGTCGCCCGATGGAAGCGAACGCCGCGTGTATCGTTTCGACTACTACACCGGCCAGCGTGAGGTCACTTCGTACACGTACGAAGACTAGCCGTCTTCAACTTCCACGCATCAATGGCGATAAAGCTGGGTTCGATCCCCGGGCGTGGAACGATGCGACACAAGTCGCACAAACCACCAACAAACCGGAAGGTTAATTAACATGGCACACACCTACAAGACGGACCCCTGGCACGTCAAAGAAGCGCGCGGGGCGGCGTGGCATCCCACGCAGTTCGCCCGCGAACACTCGCCCTACACTAAGGCGCGCCGGGACCTGAGTAAGCGTATCCGCGCCCGTGAACGCCGCGAAATGGACCGCATCATGCGCGATATTGAAGCGTGGGAGGACTACTACCCTACGGGCGTGACGCTGCGAGAGTTCGCAACCGATACCAACCGTGACGGTTGGCAGTACTGACCAATAACCGCTAGGGACGGGGGTTAACGCCCCCGCCCCCACACAGAAAGACTAGAGACAATGGGTATTCTCGAAAACATTGATAGCGCCGCATGGGACTTGGAACACGGGCGCATTGACAGCCTGTATCCAGTTAGCAACAACTTTACTATTGTTCCTGACTATGATGGGAATATTGGTGAAACTAACTATAGTGTGTTTTCTTACACTACGCTAGTCGCACGTGTCATTTTGGACGACGACGATAGGGAGCCTTGCACGGTACTTGTTGAACAGGATGCGTTTCACCATTCCATTACTACTAGCCGACACTTGCGCCGTTTCTTGTCGGCAATGGTTGGCCGTGTTGACTTTAACGCACTTTACAAGGCGTGCGACCGTGAACGTGTTGACGGTAACAGAGTGCGCTTTATCAATGTTAGGGAGGTCGCCTAATGACTATCGAAAGTGCCTTGCAAGGTATCTACCCTAACCAGATCGTTGCTGAGCCTGTTCGCCTTGGTAGCAAGTTATATCTCACGATGAATCACAATGACCTAGCGCACAATTGGATTAGCTACTGGGTATCTAGGGAGGACACAAACGAAATTATCTTCAAGTTTAACCCTAGTGGCACTGTGTACGTATACAACGACGTTACGCTAACGCCACATGAGAAACGGGTCATTAGGAAGATTATCAGCATGTGGCGCGAACACATGCGCCCTGACTGGCAGACTTTCGAGAGTATGCGCGCGCATCCTGCGTGCATCGAGTCAGCCACAACCCTAGTGCCTGTAGTGCACAACACATTCTGACAACTTGACAACAACCGATCAAAAACCTACACTAGAAGCATGGGCACAAGCCAACGACAGAAAGAGAGACACAAATCATGCGAATCAACAAGGACACTATGCAGGTTATCAAGGCCGCTACAGCCGCTAAGATCACATTTCGAAAGATGGGAGCCGACTACGGGGACAACCCTAGCGTGCTTGCCGCTATTGACGCGGTTGTGACTGCCCTTGACGGCCTGTCGGATGCGGTAGTTATGAGCGAGATCGAAGCGTGACAATGGAGCTGACTTGGGAGCAGATGGACTTTATTCGTATCGCGCTTGAAGCCCATATTGACGCGCTACGCAAGGATGCGGCGGCACTTGGTGAACCACTCGTTACCGAGACAATTGAAGAACGCATTGACAAGATAGGACCCGTGTATGACGCACTAGTATCTGGTGACTGTGTTCTCATTCTGGAAGAATACTAGCCTAGTTAACTAGGCATCCCTAGCCTGTCGGTAGGTAAATGCAGGTTCAACCCCTGCCTAGGGAACTAGGCTAACCAAGGTGGTTAGCTTTCAACAACCGAGAGGTAGAAACCATGTGCAATGAGTACGCATACCAGGTAGCTAAGGAACTCATCTACCCTGAACTCACTGTTGAGTTCGCTGCCGACGTTATCAATGGCTACGTTTACGGTAGTCAGATCTGGGACGAGGTTTGCACTCTGACCGGCGGTTGGTGCAATGACGCTAATGTGTTCCTCGCATGGGACAAAATGGGCCGTCCTGAGGAATGGGATTACCTGCCTGGTGACTACGATCTGGAACGTGACCCGGCCCGTAGGCGCGCAATGGTCGCCAATGCCCGTATCTCTGCAATGGCCGAAACGGTGGCAGAAGCGCTGTACGATGTCGTTAATGAGACTGTCGTTAACGAGGGTTGGAAGTGCGTGCCCGCTAACGAGATTAACGAGGATATGCACGGCGTTGGTTGGCTTGAGGAAGGTTGCGACGCATTGGACGTTTACACCGAAAGTTACCTGTTTAAGCCTAACGGAAAGTGAGAACTAACATGTTGCCTAATTGGTATGGTATCCCCGGTATCGGCTTTGAGTGGCGTGGTTCCCAAAGTGACCCGATGTTGCATTACAAGGGGCATGTGTTTAACGCCCATGACATGCAAGATGGGTTGTGGGAGAACTACCAGGAAGATCTGGAAACAGGGTATACGTCCCTTGAGTGGGAGGAATATGTCAGGGACAACGCAACTGACTACCTTGACGATGCACTATTTTTTGAGCGGGAGGAATGGTAAACATGTGGGAAGAATTGCTGAGCGTCATTAGTGACCGTTACTATCCGCTTGAATCCATGCAGGAACACACGGCAGGCTATATTGACCTTGACCAAGGTTGGGACCTAACACGTGTTAACCCTTGGTTTACTGAGCGCGGCTATGAGTTTGTGGGACTACTTGACCTGTTCTCTGAGAATGAGCCTAGCGGCGTGTACGTGAATGTTGACGGGTACGTATGGCGTTGTCGCACTAACGCCGCTGACAATAGCCTATATTGGTACTGGCAGTCAGACAACGAGGGCATTACACTGGATGACTTTAAGTTCCTGCATGGATATGCGCACCAGTTTATCTGGGACAACGACACAAAGACATGTGAAGTAATCAACATGGCAGAATGACTGCCAACCTGATAGACTAGAACCAACCAAGCGAAAGCGAGAAACAAAAATGATCCAGACACAGTTTGCACACACTGTCACAATTCCCGATGAATGGGAGCATAACGGACACACTTTACAAGTGTTTCAGGATGATTGGGCAGAGTGTCCTACACAGTGGCTTGCTAGCGCCGATGCACTGTGTGTCATTGGGGGTCCACATGGTTACATCCTGGATCACCCCGCCGAAACGGACTGCCCCGCTATGTGGGAATTTGACATCTTCCACAAGGAACATGGGCGTACGCCTACGCAGGAAGAATGGGAGAATCTTTGCCCTGACTATTGGGTATACGTTGGTTGGTATAGGATGGATACTGACCGTCTGTTTGCGGCCGCGTTCCGCAAGGATGCGTATCCTACTGACCCTTGCGAGTCATGGGTGCATGAATACTCTCTTTGGGCCGATGGCTATGTGTGGTTTGTGTTGGACACAACTACAGATGACTCTCTGGCAGGTATCTATGCCAAGTCCAAGGAAGACGCTATCAAGTACTACACCGAAAACTACATGTGAGGAGAACAACATGATCGAAAATTGGGATACTAAGTTTTGTTTTACCGCCGATGAGCTGGGAGTTAGCAAGGATGAGTACGACTACGTGACACGTAGCGGCGACCTGCGTATCCGGGAAGACTTTGAGGCTATGGCCGCCGATGCCGTGGATGAGCTGCATAAACCTATCACGGTGCTGGGTAGGACTCTCAAGGCGAGTGACATTGCCAGGGAGATGCTGAGCGATGACTGGGAGGTATACGTCAACGCTTGCATTGCACACCTAATCGCAATGGAAGAGATTAAGGAAGTCCGATAGTGTTCGCGGTCGCCTACTACACCCTGTTCCTACTGGCTATCCTCGCCCCTGTCGGCGCATACTGTCACCACGCGGAACAACGGGACAACAAGCATGACGATTAGCCTTGAAGAACTAATGAGCCTACCCATAGCACCTAAGCCGCTACCCGTTGTTATCCCGGCATGGGAGCTAGGTGTAAATTACGGCTTAGTGCATGGGCAAGACGATTACAATTGACAACAACAACGAAAGTGAGAACAACAATGGACACTGAAAACCTCGTCAACAAGATTATCAAGCTCAACGCCGAGATTAGCGCCCTGACTGAAGCACGAGACGCGCTTAAGACTGAACTGTGCGCACAGTTCAACGTGGGGGACAAGATTCAGGTCGGTGACACGCGCGTTACGTTCGCCGTGCGACAGACGATTAACGCTGCCGCTGTTGAAGCACTGCCCACGTTTAAGAAACTGCCTAAGGCAGTCAGGGAGGCCGTCTACGACAAGCCAAAGCTCAACACGCGTAAGCTTGCGGCGCTTGATCTTATTGATCTGTCGCCCGCTACTACCGTATCGGACGTGTACGCGACTTTCCGATGAATTGGAAGCAATACGGGACGGGCGATATTGTCACTGTCGAACAGGTTGAAAATATCGCCCGTTCCCTGGAGGAACAGGAACTGCAAGAATATAGCACCATGTGGAACGAGGCGGTACGACAGATGCGCGCCGCCGAAATTATCCACAACAACCTCGGCGTGGGAGCCGAGGTAGAACTGCCTAATGGCATGTCAATTTATATCAAACGTGAAAGTGAGTAATCAAAATGTTTGCATCTTACGTATTGGACGGCGTTTTCTGTTGGCACGAGGTTGAAGACGATGTGTTTAATGAACTTTATTGCGCTTGTGAGATTGGGCACTACCCGCGCGGTGGTGACTCTGAGTCTGATTACTACCGTGCATGGGAATATTGGTCGAACAGTGACATGTTCTGGGAGTGGCTTACCGACAAGGCCAAGGAATATGGTTTTGTTGACTACGACAAGCAACCGCAAGACGGTACGTTTATGTGGATTCAAGCTGAGGAAATGCTTGTTGTTCAACCTAGTGATTCTAAGGTAGAACTGCCTACCGAGGTTGTCGCTACGTTCGATAGGGACAGTCTGTACGAAACGGAATACGCGGAGGGCATTGTCCAGGATGGTGTGTTCTACGCCACTGTTATTGCACGGGAGCTTGGCTAATGAATATCAACTGGTCAAAGCCACACACAGTAGCATATCCAGAACAGGTAGAGGTTTGGCATGATGGGCTATTCAGATACCATGAAATCACGGGGCTTTACTGGGTGCCCGCTAACGAGGAAATCGACTTTCAACCACTATATATTCTTGAAGCTCATGATTTTGACAGCTTTGAAGCTGCAACAGGAACTGTTAAGGATGGCTTGTTCTATGTCGAGTCATGCCGTTTTGAAGGGAGAGATTACCTTGCAGATGCCTTGGACAACAGTTGAAGCACTGACGAAAGACGGAAATGTCCCTTACGAGGGACAGGACTCTGGGTTTATCTGGGAGGTGGAGAATGGGATCATTATGTGTGACCCTAACTATACTAGTGTGGACTTCCAGACTGAATACAAACTGACTGAGGAAGAAATTAAGACACTCCCATATGCTGAGGGCATTGTTAACGATGGGGTATTTTATGTCGCATCAGCACTAATCGAAGGGAGCTTCTACAATGCAGACTGACATGGAACCTGATATTGAAAAGATGACTAGAGAGTACAGTGACACTTGTGCATGGGCTGTCCGTCATGCCATTGATATGTTCACTATCCAGTGGGATACCGACACAAAGAATTACCTGCGCGAACAGGGATATGACATTTGTACTGAACTGTACGAAGATAGTCTGATTATTTATGCATATGTCGCAAAGGACGATTACTACGGCCATATCAAGTATGAGGACGACAGTCTGAATGAGGCCATTCAGGAAGTGTTCGATAAGCTAGGGTTCCAAGTTGTGTTCAACGCAATGCTACGGCTTGGAATGGAAGACGTTAATCAGATCATTCATTGGAGGATTAAGTAAATGACATTCAAGCCGCGCCATTACCAGGAACGTGTACTGGAAGGGCTGGCAAACTCTAAAACGCCGTACACGGGCCTGGTAGGCGCGGGCCTCGGTACGGGCAAGACGGCAATTAGCGTGTGGAATGCACTTAACGCTTTCGGTAGTGCTATCGGGGAACAGATTATCCTCGTTGTCGCCCCTGTCCGTACCGAGTCTGGTTGGCGCTCGCACTGGAAGACGCTTGCGGGCATCGACATGCGCACGCTGTCTGGTAAGAAAACCAAGGCCGCGCTTGCAGTGTGGGACGATCTGGAAAACCATGTGCCCGGCGTGTACTTTATTACGTGGGAGCTTATGCGGTCCCGTAATAAGGAAAAGCGCTGGGACGGTCGCGCCAAAAAATACGTCTTCAAGTCAATGGCTAAGCCGTTCTACGGTGTGAACTTTGGGATGGTTATTGCCGACGAATGGCACCGCGCGTGCAACCACTCGTCGCTCAACTTTGACGTGGCACGCCACATTAAGTCTCAGTACCGCCTCGCACTGTCGGCAACGCCCGCTGGGAACAAACCCTGCAACATCTGGGCTGCACTGAAGTTCCTATGGCCTAACCACTACGGTGGATACTGGGACTTCTGTGAGAAGTTCTTTAAGGTGGAAGTCAATCCCTGGTCGGCCTATGGGAAAGATTTTTCGGGAGAGCGATCGCCCGGCATGGTCCGTCGTGGAGCGCCGTCCTATCACGATGTTTCACAGGCCGAGGCTAACCCTGAGCTGCCCGGCGTGATCATCCACCGCGTGGAAGTCGAACTGTCCCGCGCGCAACGCAAGGCGTACGACGAACTGGAACAGAAGGCACTCACGTTCCTGGGAGAATACCCACTTGCACTGTCTATCCCGATGGAGCTTGACCTGCGTCTGCGACAGATGACGCTGGGAGTCCCCTCGTTTAACGAAGACGAGGCTGTCGATTACAAGGAAGACTGCAAGTCGTCCAAGCTGGACGCAATGATGGATATTATTGCGGACCTTCCTGAAGATGAGCCTGTCGTTGTGTGGGTGCATAGCCAGAAGTTCATTAAGGCGGCGCTGTACCGTCTGAAGAAAGCCGGTATTAAGGCCATTGAAGTCTCTGGCAAGTCGCGCGGTGACTTCCATGCCATGATCGACGGTGACGTGCGCGTCACCGTCGCTCAACATGAGGCCATGTCAGAAGGGGTTGACGGACTTCAGCGAGTCTGTCATACTGAGATATGGCTGAGTCAGTCTAACAGCCTGGTGATTAACGAACAGGCTACGGGACGGATTAACCGACAAGGTCAGACTACGGCTGTTAACCGTTTCCTGATTCAGGCGACTGACACGGTAGATGACCGTGTTCTGGGACGCTTGCAGGAGCGTTTCGACAAGCTCAAGGCATCTGGCCTTATCTGAAAACAAACAACAACAACTGAAGGGGGACTAAAATGTCTGACTACTACAACCAGGGCGTGGCTGCCTACAACAACTCAATCAACACGATGCGGGACATTGTGAAGAAGCCGGGCTACGGACGCTACATTCTGCTTGCGTTCTGCCTTGCGTTTACGATTACGGGTGTATGGTTCCCTGCCTACTTCATGTGGGTTGTGTGGGCATTTGTTGCCTATCTGGCACTGAATATCATTCTCATTCTGGTCTATGTGATCTGCATGGCTGTCGTCGTGTTGTTCCTTCGTCACCTTGCTAAGAGTGGTGACTGAGCCGTGGAGATTATTCAGTTCAACCACAAGACGGCAGCGAACCTGCTGAATAAGTCCACTGAAGAATACTGGCTCGATGGCAGGGATGTGTATATCCGCTTCACGGATGGGAGCATCGTGTGTATCCACGTGCTTGAGAATAGTCTTTATACATACGTGTCACTCGATGATCGGAAAGAAGATAATGACCATAGCCGGGGCCTTACCGACGAACAGAGTATTTATTACTTTACAGGGGATGGTAGGGGCAAAGCTACCATTACAACCCGCATCGTGGCACTGGAATTTGATTGTGTAAGGTACTACTATCACCGACAGTTTAATCGTGTAACTCGACAATACATTCCAGTCATTGAGTTCCGCTACTACGAAAAGGGAGAAGAAGTTGCCCGTAACGATTCGTGATATTTACGCACCCCCGCTTGGCTTTGGTTGGGAGAACCTTCCCACACGTTACGTCAAGCGACAGTACCTTGACATTGAAGATGGGCTTGTCACAACACCTAGGGGTGTGGTCCTGGGTACTGGCACGCTGCCTAACGGACGGCTTGCCCTGCTCAACGACAGGGGCACCGTGTGCGCTCAGTGGTGGTCCGCTAAAGATGAGATGGTTGTCATTGACCCGTTCGACAACCGTGTGTTTATCGTGCCTTCCGTCGATGACCTGAAGTGCAATGCGCGGGAGATGACCTCGGCACAGATCGACATTCAGGCCGCGCGCCCACTAGACCTGTCGATCATGTGGACTGACCCTGTTGCAGGTGAGTGTGGTTTTGACCGGGACGATCTCTCGATTGGTGAGCACCACTACTACACTGACCGTCTGAACGGTACTGTTCTCCTAGGTCTAGTGGAAGACGCAGACGGCAACTACGTGGTGTCTCGTAACTCGGTGCTGTGTCGTCTGCTGCGGTACGTGGACGGTGATCGTTTCGCCTTCAGTGACTACCGTAAGAAGGCTATTCCGGGACTGCTGAATGATAACGATGGTCTGTCGGACTTTGCCCGTAAGGTGCTGCTGTGGGCTAATAATCTGACCGATGAGCAACGGGAGATTCTTTCTCGATGAGGGAGTATATTCAGGCAGCACGGGATGAGGCCGCTAAGTCACGGTGCGACCGTGCCCATGTGGGTTGCGTGATCGTTGATCGTGCGACAGGTCAGGTGGTGTCGAGCGCGTTCAACGAGACACCGCACGGCCTTGAGCCGTGCGACACGGGCGGGCACCGGATTGTGGACAACCACTGCGTGAACACTGTTCATGCGGAACGCAACGCGATTAGGAAGATGGCAACACATGATAGTGAGTACACGCTTTACGTGACTCACTATCCCTGCCAGGGGTGCGCTCACCTTATCTCGTCATGCCCTGAGATCGTGGAGGTTGTGTACCTGGGGGACTATCGAAACTCTAGCGAGGCGACAGCCTTGCTGAGCGGATTGTCGAAGGGAGTTCATCGTGGGGAAGAATAAGCTGGTCCTTCAAGTTCCTCCGGAGTTCATGTTTACGGACATTGAACGGGACAAGGTGAGTAAGACGCGATGGGAGGTTAATTCTGGCTCGAATAAGATCATGCGCCGTATTTCGTGTATCCCACTCTTCGGGACTCGTGAGACGTGGAAGGTCATTGAGGAAGGCGACTTTCTGGTTTTCATTGAATCGCCACTAGATGACCTCCATTATTACGCTTGGAACCTTTATGTCATGAAGGACGAGCAGTACAAGGAGTGGGCAAAGAATGAGTGAAATCTACGACAACATTATCCGGGAGCTGACTAAGCCTTCTGAGCGTGACAAGCAACGTAAGGTTGGCCCGTCTGAACTGGGAGACCTGTGTGAGCGTTGCCTGGCTGAAAAGCTGCTGGGCGTTCACGAGGAAGAAATGACTCACCCTCTGGCCCCGATGATTGGGACGGCTTTCCACTTGTATCTTGAGAACACGATTGGCCTCAAGGATTACTTGAAGGAAACCAAGGTTACTGTCGGGACGATTGAAGGGTATGGTGACATTAGTGGCACTGCTGATGGGTTTGATACTGCGACAGGGCATGTCGTGGACTACAAGGTTCTGTCGAAGAAGAAGATCAAGGCGTTTTCGTCTGCGACATTCTTCGATGAGGACCGTAATCCTGAGTTCTACTCGGACTCGCTAACCGAAGCCCGATTGAAAAAATATTATTACCAGATGCAGTTGTACGGTCTGGGTATGGAGAACACTGGGTATGAGGTAAATCACACCTCACTGATTTTGTTCCCACGAGACTGTACGGTAGAGTCTGTCATGTCGGCAAGCCACGAGCTGTGCTTCAAGTACAACCGTGAAGCTGCCCTCAACGTCCTTGAACGTGCCAACCAAATCTTCAAGTGGGCTATCAACAACTGGAACATCCTTGAAGAACTCGACAGCCACCCAGGCTGTTACTACTGCGCGTTCAAGCGCTAACAGAAAGGAGAAACAATGGGAAAGTTTGACAAGTTCCTGAATGGAATTGACATCGAAGTGTCTGACCCGCGCATCACCACCCCTAAGATCAAAATGCTGATCTACGGCATGTCGGGAACCGGGAAGACTTCGCTCGCAGTTTCGGCCTCAAAGGTTGAAGAGCTGGGGCCGGTCCTTTACATCGACTTGGAGCGCGGTACCGCACCGGCTGCCAAGTACGGCGACCTGGACAACATGCTTGTCGTTCAGCCAGCGACCTACCAGAAGTTTGCTGAACTCCTTGTCGAGATTAGCAAGAAGAAGGACATGCCGTTCAAGACTATCGTCATCGACACGGTTGACCGCTTGCAGGAACTTATCAAGTTCCACTTCAAGGCCACGAAACCCAATGACAGCTTTGCCATGTGGGACGCTACTTACGAGAAGATCATTGATCTTGTCAACAAGATCAGCTTTGACCTCGGACTGAACATCATCTGCATCACGCACGAAGCGCGTGAAGTGAACGATGTGTCCCGGCTGTCGCTTATCGGACCATCATTTGAGGGCAAGCAGAGCTTCAAGAAGCTACCCGGAATCTTCGATATTATCGCCCGCATGACGTGGGAGGATGTTGGAGACGATGACAATGAAGAGCTGGTCACAGTCATGACTGTCCGGTCTTCGTCTGAAGTACTGGCAAAGACGCGATTCGACCCGATGCCGTCCATGTCTGGAAACACGACAATGGAGAAGATCATGGGTTGGGTCCATGAGCATTGTGAAGCACAGGAAGTAAAGGAAGAAAATGACGACTAGGTACCTCTCTATTAGTGATGCGTCTGAGCGCACGGGAGTTGGTCGAACGACCATCCTGTACCGCATCAACACCGGGAAGTTCCCACAACCCGACGCAATCGTTACTTACAAGCGAACTGCCGCCCTCGGGTGGCTACCTGAAACCATCGAAGATTACAACACCAACAAGAAGGAGAACTGATTAACATGGCAATCAATTTCAACGAACTTATGTCCCTGGATGTCGCCGAGTCCTTGTCCTTTGAGCCTCTTCCCGAAGGCCAGTACAAGGTGGCTGTCGATTCCTGTGAGCTGGGAGAGTCCAAGTCTGGCAAGCCCATGTATACTGTGGATTTCGTTGTCACCGAGGGTGACCACACGGCACGACAGATTCGCTACTGGCTGGTCCTTGTCACCAAGAAGGGCCTCCACTGGGACCTCCCCGCCTTCTGCGAGGCATCGGGCAACGCCTGGCCTGAAGAGCCTGCCGGTCGTACCGAGGATTACTTTAACCAGGTCGCACTTGATCTGGTTGGTAAGACTGCGACGATCACCGTTTCGATTGAAGAGTCCGAGTACAACGGTGAGACTCGTGCCCGCAACAACATCAAGAAGGTTGAGTGGGACCAGCCCAAGGCCAAGAAGAAGTCCAAGGCATCCAAGATCGAACTCTGATCTTCACTAGGCGGGCCGCATCTTGACAACCAGGTGCGGCCCGCCGTACTATATACAAGCAGAAAGGAGAGCAATGGACCTCAAAGAATTCTTCCAAGCAGTACTCCCAGCGGGCGAAGGCTGGACACCAATCATCCTCAAGGGTCCGATGGGTGGTCTAACCAACTTCCGCTGGTTCGAATTGCCCGCCCAGCTCGACAAGATGGTGGCATACGCCGAGGCTAACGCTGATCTGGACGTGTACTACTCTCCATTCCTTTACACCAAGCCCCCAGCCCTGTCGAACACGAGGCACGCAGCCAAAGACAACGTGACCAAGGCAGCGTGCGTCTGGGCAGACGGCGACGACTGCCCTACTGACAAGCTCCGCATCCAGCCGACAATCACCGTCCAGACCAGTGAGAAGCACTGGCAGGGATACTGGCTGCTGACCGACGCAGATGACCTGTCGAACGACATGTGTGAGGCCCTCTCACGAGGACTCTACGAAGCACATAAGAACGACGGCATGGACCGGGGCTGGCCCTTGTCGAAGAAGCTCCGTGTCCCGTACACCAACAATCTCAAGAAGGTGAAGCCATGGGAGATCACTCTCACCGTTAACGACGAGGCTATCACCGCAGCCGAGTTCGCCGCCGAATACCCACCTGTCGAACGTATGGGCATTGAGGAAGAAGACTTCCCCACCGACATCCCCAGCATGTTTGAAGTGCTCGGCATGGTGAACCGTAGCTACATCACGGACCTAGCTACAGACGACACCTTCAACACTGAGGAAGATCGTTCATCGAAGATGTATCACCTTCAGTGCGCCCTCTGGGAAGAAGGTTGTTCAATTGTTGAAGCATTTGCAGTCGTGCGCGCTACTGAGTTCAACAAGTTTGAGGCAGACGGACGCGGCGACGGCTACCTCTGGAAGCAGATCAATCGTGACTACGCACGCTGGAAGGCAGAACACAGCGGGCCGACAGAAAACGATCTCGAAGCATCGACCCGTATCGGTGCTTCGTACCTCCTAAGCGAAGCACGAGAGCTAACCCTTCAAGACGTGGACTTCCTACACGAGGGCGAAGAAGAACCGATGGGACTCTTTGTCGATCAGTTCGCGGCATGGGCATCAACCAAGTCAGCAATGGCCCCTAAGCAGTTCCACTACGCGGGCGCTCTTGCCATTCTTTCTTCGATGTTTGCCAAGTACGCCTTTCTGCCTACCAACGTGCAAAAAATGCCGTTGAACTTGTACTTCCTGGTTCTGGGGCGTACAACCCAGTCTCGAAAGTCAACGTCTCTGCGACTCGCTGAGTCCATGATGCGTGATGTGGCTGTCGGTATCGGCAAGGGACCGGATGCCTTCATTGCTCCTGAAGATTCGACAGGCGAAGCACTGTCCGCATATCTGCGCACCAAGCCAAAAGAGTCCGGCCTCTTCGCTATTGATGAGGTTCAAGACTTCTTCGCACACGCGGCGCAGAAGAACAGCTATATGGCATCAATGATGCCATTCCTCACCAAGTCTTACGATGGCTACATTCCGGCTGTCGCACGTAAAGACAAGGGCGGCAAGGTCGCCTACCAGATTGCCACCCCGTACTACATGACATTCTACGGGACAGGTATTCTCGACCAGGCCGCTAAGCACCTGACGACCGAGAAGGTAGAGTCTGGCTTCACACCCCGCTGCCTTGTCGTCATTGACGACAGGGACAAGTACATCACGTCCTCCCAGGACGTGAAGCTCGTGACCGTGAGCGCATCGACAGGCCGTATTGAGGACAAGCAGCGTGACTTCATGCTGTCGAACCTTATCAAGTCTGTGACCAAGTTCGATGTGGCTTTCAATGCTCGCCGTGCGCAGCGCATGGAGAATGAGGAAGTCCGTATTCCCGTCGAGTTCGAGCCTGGTGTGTTCGAGCGCTGGATCGGCTTCTCAGAAGAAGCCAAGGTACTGGCTGAACGACATATGCTGAATAGCCGTGAGCTGTTCCCTGGCACCGAGCGTATGACCTTCTCGGTGTTGCGCATTGCTGCTTTACTTGCCATGTATAACGGGCCGACGACAAAGGGCGCTGTCGTTGTTACGATGCGGGAAATGCTCAAAGCTATCTCACTTGCGTCGATCTGGTTGAGCAGTAACGAGGTGTTCATTCACCACGTGAAAAACTCTAATTTCAGTAACAAGGTCGATAAGCTCATTAACTTCGTTGCACGCACCGACAACGGCCTTGTGTCTATTCCTAAGCTCATGTTGAAATTCCAGTCTGAAATCAGCGGTATGCGTGAACTGAAGGAAATCATCACTTATGCCCAAGCACGTGGAGTAATCCAAGAAGTCGTGAAGGGCAAGACAAATAACGAGCGATTCATTAAATACACAGGAGGGCAGGTATGAAGATTCTGACTGAAGACTGCGACAAGCTGCCTGTTCTTGCACAGGTTCTACTGAAGCGCGCTCGCGTGGTGTCTGGCCTGCCAGAAGATGTGGCTGTCGAACTTACTGACGACCCCACCGAAGAAGGCATCGACATCACTCTCGGCACTGTCAAGGGCTACAAGGGTAAGGCGTACAAGACGCTCTCGCCTAAGCAGATTGTCACTAATCCGCAGGCTGGTCTGTTCCTCGCTCAGGCATTGCAGTACGCTTACCTCGGTCCTGTTAATCCTGGGTTGGAACTCGGCAAGGACTGGGTGATCTGGCAGGGCGAGGACATCACGTTCAAGCCTGGCACACTAATTGCGCTCGACATCGAATCCGCAGGCGACATTGACGAAGACACTTTTGCTGCTGGCCGTATTCTGTCGATTGCACTATGGAACGGCAAGTTCGGGGTTGTTATCCCTGAAGAGCTTGCCGAGACCGACAAGGCAGCAGAGCTTATCAAGCGTCTGTGCGACACCTGCACTGTCATTTGTCACAACGGAACATTCGATATGCCTTACCTGTCGAAGCGCCTCGGCATCCGCGTGTACCATCATGAGGACACGCTGCTCATGCACTTCGTGCTCGACAACCTGGCTGGTGAGCATGGCTTGAAGCCTCTCGCTCGTCGCTGGTTGCGCGCTGAAGACTGGGACTCGGATGCTAAGTCTTACCTGAAGGGTGGGGCGTACTTCGAGAACATTCCCAGGGAAAAGCTCTACGAGTACAACTTGGCAGACGTGGTGTGGACCTTCAAGCTGTACGAGTACTTCCTCCCGATGCTCAAGAACAATGGAAAGTACGACTATTACCGATACCGTATGCAGGTCACGAGGGTTCTCAACGACGTGCAGATGAACGGCGTTGCGGTGTCGCTCGATGCTCTCGATGAGCTGGAAGAAAAGTATAAGCGTCAGTGTGACGAGAACCTTGTGACACTGCGTGAGCACGCGGGCGAGGACTTCAACCCACAGTCCCCTAAGCAGATCAAGGACTACTTCACGTCCAAGGGCGTGTCATCTCCCTCGTTCGACTCAGACCACCTGAAGAAGCTGCGACGTGAAGGCAAAGAGGTTGAGTTTATCGACGCTCTACTTGCCTACCGCTACGCCGCTAAGGTGATTGGCAGCTTCATTGCCAATGTGCGCCGTAAGGTCGGTGATGACGGACGTATCCACCCGTACTACCTCCCTCATGGTGCGAAGACTGGTCGCCTGTCCGCTAAGGGTCCGGCGATTCAGACGATGGGGCGCGACAGCGGCATTAAGCGCGCCCTTGTCGCTAAGCCAGGCTGCAAGATCATCTCGTGCGACTACTCTCAGGCTGAGCTACGTACTGTCGCTGAGCTTGCAGACGACGAGGCCATGATTGCTGCCTTCCAGCCGGGTGCGCCTGACTTCTTCGATGACCTGATGACGAAAATCTGGCCTGAAGAGTTCCCGACAATCGAAGCATACGAGGCTTTCAAGCACGAACAGCCAAAGACTGCTAAGAACCGACGCGCACTAGTCAAGAGTGTGGTGTACGGCCTCAACTACGGTCGTGGCGTGGCTGCTATTGCGACAGCCCTTGAACAGCCAATTGAAGTTGCACAACACGTTGTCGATCAATACCTGGGTGCCTACCCAGGACTTCGAGACTGGCAGGCACGAGTACGCCACAGTGTCGGACGGAAGGAAGAGGACAACGAACGTAAAACCAAGTTCGCCCTCACGTTCAATCCCCTCTTTGTGTCGGACAGCAACTACAGTTCGACACAGAACGAAGCCCTCGCCTTTGTTCCGCAGTCAACCGCTAATGACATCTGCCTCAACGCAGCAATCAAGATCAACGAACAGGTAGGACAATATGGTGCTAAGCTGATTGGCCTTGTCCATGACGCTACCTATGTCGAGTGCCCGGAAGAAACCATTGAAGAGTGCTCCAAGATGATGGAGCGCGAAATGGCTCAGGCAGCGACCCTCGTGTTCAACCGCGTACCGTTTGCCGCTGAAGCAGAAGTCGGCAACAACTGGGAGGAAGTGTGACAGACTACAAGCAGGCACCCTGTAGTGGAGCACCAACCGAATGGTTCTACGACCCGACACTCTACGAAACAGTTGTGAGGGCTTTTTGTAATGAGTGTCCTGTCAAGGAACAATGCCTTCAAGACTGTCTGATAGCCGAAGAAACACCAATCGACGGCAAAAAGTTCCGCTCTGGTATTTTTGGTGGCCTCTCACCGACAGGCCGAAACAGGCTCATGGGTACCGGATATGCAGTCATCACCGAAAACTGGATGGAGAAAGATAATGACGATGACAGTAATAGCAATTGACCCCGGCGTGAACACCGGCCTCGTTGTAGCACGTGTCGAAGAAGAGGTGGAGATTCTACACTTCGACCAATTCATTTGCTCGACGCACACCGAAACGGCAGAACTCATCAAACACTACCTTGACGAGTACCCTCAAGCCGTTGTCGTGGCTGAGCAATTCGACCTGAGACCCAGCAACAAGTTCACAGCAGACCTTACCCCCGTGAAGGTCAATGCAATCCTTGACTGGTTTGTCGATGACATCCATTATCAGACACCCGCTCAAGCCAAGGGCCTGGTCAAGGATGCGACACTCAAGAATCTCGGGTGGTGGCTCACTGGTAAGGACGTGAACTATAAGGACGCTAACGATGTCCGTGATGCCTTCCGGCACCTCGTGTACTACCTTGTTCACGAGCTGAAGCACAAGTGGACACTCGACAACGGGTGGCCGAGATAGCGAAAACCCCTCTGCTAGGAAAGGAGAACTAGCAGAGGGGTTTTCTGTGCCTCACACCCAACAACACTCACACGGAGGTGAATAATTGTCACCGACTAGTGTAGCACATCAACCGATCTTTGTCGCCTGAATGGTCAGGCCACCCCAGCCAAGGTTCGTGCTCTGGTCGATTTGCAGCCTAATAGACACTGACACTTCCTTGCCGGGGGTATCAACGTACTTAGCAATAGGGCCAACATGAACGAACATGACATTCTTATCATGGCCGTACGTGTTGAAAACACCAACATTATGTTCCTTGCCGTCAATCATCATAAAGATGTTGATATAGGCATCATTAGCGTTATAGTCATTGGTCATGGTGATCTGACCCGAGATCAGCCACAAACCAGCCTTCGACAGACGGATATTACGGCTAACGCGTGCATTAGCACCATCAGCAGTATAGCGGCGGTAATCAGCAAACGAGGCATTTTCGTTCACGTAATCCGTTTCGACAGCGTCACCCCAAATCTTAGTGAGCTGACCGTTGCTGTTAATCAGCATCTCCTTCGTGTCCTTACGGTAGATAAGGACATCATAGTTGCCAGCCCCAGCCTTACGGATAGCAGTCAGCTTAGTGTCATAATCATTAGCATTGTTAGCGATAATGACACGGCCCTTCTGAAGCTGCTTCACAACATCAGAAACAGAATTGAAACCCAAGTTCATGAAAACAGGCCAACTCTGAATAATATCAGAATCAGAGTAAGTCCAGATACCCTGATCGTTAACTGTACCCATGTTAGTACCTCACTCCTGAGAATTGAACGGAAACATATGCGTGACCGTTGTGGTTGTCGATATATTCTGGGTGCTCTTTGGAACCCTTCAACCCAATAAAGGCAGTTCCATACTGGAAATTGTCGTAATCAACAACCATAGTAAACGACAAGCCAGTTACCATAACCAAGTCAGTGCCTCGGCCACCCCGTCCTGTAGCAAGGCCCGAAACCACATACGGGATATGCGCAAGTTTGCGCTCGCGGCCAAGATGATCTCGAACGCCTGTGAAAACCTGCGGAAAGATATACTCACCAGTAGTCAACGGAATCACAGGAATGTAAAGAAACCCTGTAATAGACAGCTGCATGAACGAACCAGCGTTACCCCAATCCAAAGGTGCTTTCCACAAGTCCTCATAGGCACCAATGCCAGGATTACTACCGGGCTGTTCAACAAGCATCTCCTGATAGAACGGCTGTGCAACACCATTAGCCGCACGCGAAGAAGTCAAGGCACTAACAGCATCATACGAATTACTGACCTTGCTCTTCATCAAGGTCATGTCATTCTCAAGATACGCTACGCGCCTGTCGATGTCACTTCCCCATGCCTGGGATGGGGTCGGCAGATTGTGCTTCATTATGCGTCACTCCTTTCAACGTCAACTCTCGAAGCGTGATACCAGCCTCAAGAGGATAATCCGCAACTCGGGGCCTATCGAATATTGTAGCAACATCCGATACCCTAGTAAGCGCCTCACACGAAGCCTTCACACTAGACTCATCATACGAAGCTGACTTGATATGCCACGTAAAGTGATCGTACACAGCTGTCGTCCCAGCAATGCGCCCAAACACCTGCTGATTCGACACCACAGGCTTGTTCTTCGTGAACTCCAACAAGTCGTCCATGATCTTCTTCATTGTCGTACCACGAGGCCACTTCTCAGTAGCCTTCTCAGGCAATGGTGAGCCAGTAAAAGCATCGACATCAGACAGATACACAGGCTCACGCTCGAAGTCATACACGACATCTGTGTATGACTCGTGCATCGGAACAGCGCCCGTCCAATCCATCTCAGCAGAGTAGCCAAACGCGCTCTGGGCCTTATACACACAAGCCTCATACGCCTGGGTCTTAGTCGTTAGGTTCATGCTGTCGATCTTCACAGCATCCGTCTTATGTGGGTAGCCAGTGTAGAACGTAAATGTCTCCTGGTCACACAAGTAAGCGTGCCCATAAATACGGAGGGTGCTGTAGTCAGTCTGACCATCCGACTCAGCAATACGATAAGGAGATAGACGCTCATTCGACATGCCCGTCACAGTCACCTTGATCTGGTTCGCTTCGTCGCCCTTCTCGATGTGGAGCGAACCGCCCTCGGCGTACCACTGAGCAGGTGTAATCGGCTTGTTGTCCTTGCCGACGACAGAGTACACGGAGCGCGCAAAGTAGACCTGACCGTTAGCACGAGTCCTAATATTGAAGTCCGTACCAACTTCGTTAGGCATCACACACTCAGGCTGAGAATACAAATAATCAATCGTCCCTTGAATCTCAAGCACAAACTCTTTAGTCTCGCCAGACTCGACTGACAAAACCTCAGCAGCCTTAATGGACTCCACTGTCGTCTTGTTGTTAGACGGCTGTGGGTGGATAAGGCTAATGCGATCTTCGCCTTCAATGCGAGGGCGGGTACCGGCAAGGTTGCCTGAGCGATAATCAGAAGAAGCTAGGTCAATGACAGGGGGGTAATAAGTACACTCAATATGCGAGAAAGGCTCACCAATAGCCCACTGAATCGAATAGTCTACAGTAGAGCCTTGGAACCTCGTAAGAACAGTGTGGTTCTCAAACAGCACAATCGTGTCATACACCCACGTAATCTGATAATTGTTAGCAGACAAGAAGCTCTTGAGGATAGTCCACAAATTACCCTTACCACCAACAAAATCATACGTCTTAGTCGCAATAGTAGTCTTAGGTGCAATAAACGGATTACGCTCATTAGCAGTCGGCTTAGCAACATACACCTTTGGAGACTCGACACCCGCAGCCTTAAACACCTGCGCAATAACCTTGTCCATCGTCACGCCCTGAAGGTGCTTAACCTCAGCAGACACATCAAGACGATAGAAAGGGTCATTCAACGTAGCCGACCACGACCACGGGGTATTCGTAATTGACCGGACAAACGCGTGAGTACGGCCAAAGACAGGACTATCGAGACGAATCTCCTTCGTCATCACATCAGCAGCCTCAACGTACCCGGCACCCTCAAGAGAATACTCAGAAAAGCCACCCGTTGTCGAATCACGGTCAAGAGACACAGCATCCTCAACGACAGACCAACCAGTCAGCTTGTTGTTAGTAAAGCCGATAGCCTGCATCACCATGAGTAAACCTCTTCCAATGTCACAGAAGCCGTGTAATGACCGCGATAGTTGTTGACAGTCACAACACTAGCCGAGCCAGGAACAACCTGAAGGTTGCCGCCACCCGAAGGGTACGCGAACTCATACAGGTTAACGGCTGTGTCGATGTGTGTATCCTCCGGCACGATCTGAAGCATAGTCCAATCGAGTCCACCTTCAAACCTCGGAAGAATCGACACCTCCCACAAACCGGGATCAAGTGCGCGCACCGTATTCTTATTGATAGTGAAGGTATCAGAGACACCTGTCAATTTACGGAAATTAAACGCAAACGGACTCTTACCATCTTCCGGCCCAGACGACAAAAACACGCCCTTATGGCCTTCAGGTACAAGAACACGCTCAGTGTAACTTCCAACCTTCGACAAAGCCAAAGACACCTGCCGCCCATTCAGACGATCAACATCAGACTGGAACTTGTTGTTCGTCTGAAGGACACCGCCCTTCAGCACGACACCAGGGTGTCCAGACTGAGAGTTGTTAGCCTTCGTGGGGAACAGTGCTTGCTTACCCCAATCGTTGAAAGCAAACGGAGAACCAACATGGTAATGCAGGTACGGCAAACCCATCAAAGGCGACAAAACGTTCTTCATCGAGAACGGGTCCAGATACGTCACCCACTCGCCCGTCCTGTTCATGAACAGCTCACGGAACTTGTTAGCCTGCTCACGATTCAAGAACGACCACGACAGCTCATAATGCCTGCCGCCATACACAGAACCACCCATGTAGGACAGACCATTCAGAAGGCGCTGTGAGTCGCCCGAATGGACATTAGTCGAAACAGGCGACTCGTCCGGTGCGGGGAACCACTCAATAATGTCGTTCCCCACACCGAAACAAACCTCACGGGTTGCGCAACCCCTAGTAGACACCACGATTACCTGTCCTCATATTGCCGTTGTCGATGCTCTGGCTAATCGAGCGACCATCAAGCATGATCGAAGTCGAAACAGCCTTCACCAACTGATTAAACTGTGCTGGGTTAATTGTAACAAGACCGTCACCACCGCCCATAGCGTAAACACCACCCGCCGACACAGGAACCTGCATCGTGTTCAGCGCGTTCATGAAGCCCTTGCCGTAGAAATCGACAGCGGGCTGTGAAATCACGTACTCGCCGCTACGGACACGGAACATGCCCTTGCCGTCCGTAGCCATGAGGTTGTCGGCCTTCGGGTTAGCCGGAGGACGGCCAGGCAGCAAGCCGCCACCTGCAAACCCAGGCAGATAGTTGGCACTCGACAGCAAACCACCTGTGTAGATAGTTCCGATGTTCCTACCAGAACGGGTACGAACAGTGCGGTTCTGACTACCCAGTGGATTCATCCGCGCTGCATTAAGCGCAGCGGCATAAGACGCTTCATCAATCTGGTAACGAATCTTGACATTAAGCTCACTATGGCTAGGCTGGACAGGAACAGTCACACCATTAGAGTGAAGCGAGTCAATAGCATCCTGTGTCGAACCGACAGTGCCGTTATCGGTCACATGTTCCTTCACCTCACGAGGAACCTGACCAATCGTCCCAGTCAAGCTATCGAAAGCGCCTGCCAACTCAGTAACTTCACCCTGGTTGAACCCAAGCTGAGTAACCTGGTCAATAAACTGCTGCTTAAGGCTCTGAGTGTACGCCTCGATCTCCTGGGTCGAATGACCAGCAGCAGCATACGCCTCAATCAAACCAATCATCTGAGACTGCAACGACCGCAAAGCCTCACGGTTAGCAATAGCCGCCTCAGTGTAACCCTTCAGCGCAAACTGCCCGGCCTGAAGGGTTGCGATCTCCTTGTCGTTGTCCGCAATCTTCGTCTGGCCCTCGTTGATCTTCTGCTTAGCCTCGTCAATATCAACCTGAGTAGACTGCGCGCGCTCAGTGTCGCCATACTTTACAGCGACAGCATGGAAGAACTCAGCATCGTGCAACTCCTGCTGGTTCTTACGCATATCCGACGCAAGTTTCTCATTCTCCTTACGAAGATCAGTCACCTTCTTGGTCGTGTTCTCCACGTCCTTACGCAAAGAATTAAGACCCTTATGGTAATTATCCTGCGCGGTCGTAGAGCGCCACCAAGACGACAACGCCTTGTCGAGCGCAGACTTCAGACGGCTAAGGAAGTCCTCGAAAATCTCAGCAGCAGTCTTCGTTTCCTTACGGGCGTGGGAACCACCACCCCCGCCTCCACCGGAACGAGGCGAGCGGCCACCACCTCCACCACCGGAGCGAGAAGGCTTAGCCTTGAAGTTGTTACCACTAAACGCCGACGCACCATTGTTACGGTTAGCAAAGGTTGGCATCCTGAACTTATTAGCCTGACCACCAAGAAATGAACCCTTGCCAGTCTTAGACTTAACGCCACTGAAAGCACCGGCCCTCATGGCTGCTTGCATAAACGCCTGAACCTTACCAAGGTTAGCCTGGGCAGCACTCACGGCCTTCGCAGTGTTATCAACCATCTGATTCAGAGAAGCGTCTGTCGCAGAATGGTCAACCTCACCAGACTGATACGGCTGGGAAATAATCGCAGCCATAAGGTCACGCTGCTGCTCAAACTGGCTCATGTCGAAGCCCTGAGCAGCAAGGTAGTCGATGGTGTCTTGAATCGACTGCTGAGCGTACTGGTACGCTTCATCGCCAGTTAGACCCATTTCCTCAATACCAGCAGCGGCGGCATTACCCATCTTCTCGAAGTAATCCGAGATAGCAGCAATGTTCGCCTGGCCGTCTGGGCTGTTCGGGTCCATCGACGTACCGTGCTCCTGCATCGACTCGTACACCTGCTGCAACGATGAATCGAGAGCAGCAGCCGCGTCTGTCGATGAGAACATCTCGTCAAGGACAGAGCGGATAGCTTCGGCCATGTCCTTGAACTCGCCCTTAGCGTCACCAACCTTGAGGCCAGCTTCTTCCGTCTGTTCACCAGTCTCTTCGACACCCTGGCCGAAGAGGATAGCATCATTTAGAGCGTCCTTCATCGCACCACCAACACCATCAGTCTGACTCTTCAAGCCATTAAGAGCACTAATCTGCTCATCATACTTCTTGGTGTCAACCATGATAGCCGCTGATGGGTCGCCACCACCATGAGACGCAACATCCAAAGCAGCTTGACCGGCCTCATTAGAACGAGCCTGAATCTGCGCAATGTACCCATCAACATAAGCATCAGCGGCCTTCTTGCCGCCACCCTGAGCTTCAGACGTAGACGCAAGCTTAATGTACTTAGCGTAACTGAAGCCCATGTCAACCAAAGCCTGCTTGGTTTTCTTCGACATGCCCTTAAACGCATCAGAACCCTGAACAGCGTCCATAATCAAGGCTTGAGTATGCTCACCAATCTTCAAGGTAGAGTAACCCATAGCCTCGGCCTGCTCATGAGTAGCCTGAACAACCTGACCAGACTTATCCACGTAGTAACCAAGCGCCTGACCATTAGCCGTCAGAACTTCACCATTCTGCTCAATAGTCGCGTTCAGCTCAACAAAGCCAGACTGAGTGCCATCACCAACTTCCTTCGTATCCTGAGCCAAAGCGTTAAGAATCGCAGAAGAACCACCAACAGCGTTCTTAAACGTATCGGCCTTAGCCGACGCATCCTGGAAAGCATCACCCAAATACGTAGCACCGACAGATACAGCAGTCAAAGCAGCAGAAATAGCAAGACCCCAGGGGCCTCCAAACATCGACATCAAGCCAGAACCAACCGACGACAGCTTAGACAGCGCGCCCACAGCCTGACCAGCACTAGCCGCAACCTGCGCACCGGCAGCAGCCGCAGACGCGCCAGCAGAAGCCACCTGAGCCGTATTCTGAGCAGCCTTAGCAGCCGCAGCCTTACCAGCCGCAGCAGCCACCATGTTATCCGCAGCAGCAAGACGCTGATTAGCCGCAGCCGCAGCATTAGCAGTACCAATGTTCGACGCAAGAGCCGAGTCATACTGAACAGTAGCCGTCTGAGCCTGACGAATAGCCTGCCACACGACACTCCACGTCGCCTTCTGCGCACCCGTCGCCTGCAACATGCGATTCTGCATCTGCAAATACGTAGCCGACATCGACACAGCAGCAGCCTTCGCAGCCATAAGCCCAACACGCACTGTCGCCACAGCCGCGAGCGCACCAACAAACGCCTGAATAGGGGCAGGCAGCTTAGCGAAAGCATTAACGATACCTGTCGCCAGGCTGATGAGCAGCTTGAATGGCACCATGAAGCTAGAGTTCATAACCGCCCCCGCGTTCTGCAAGGCGTGCTGGAAAGCCTCGATCTTAGCCGACAAGGTATCCATGATGATGCCCATCGACTCATCAATGAATGTCGTACCCTTAGAAGCCGCCTCGGCTTCCTTCAGTTGTTCGACATACAGGCCGACACTGTTCGACATACGGGACAGCAATTCAACGTCACGCACATTCTTGAAGCCCAAGTCCTTAATCGCCTGGGCCTTCTCAACCTTGTCGCTAATGCCCGCGAGGTTTTGCAAGATGCCTTGGAACACCTTGTTCGGGTCGTCACGCCACAGCTTCTGGAACTCAGCGTCAGTCACACCGACAGCCTGAGCGTACGTGTGCATCTTCTCGCCACCATCAGCAGCAGCAGAGTTGATCGAGTTGAAGATACGCTGAAGCGAGCCGCGCGCCCATTCCTTCGGGATAGCGAGAGACGACAACGTAGACGACAGCGCAAGAATCTCATTCTGAGTGAAGCCAGCCGACTTACCCTGAGCAGCAATCGACACAGCCATGTTCGCAATCTCAGGCTCAGTCGCAACCGACTTCGCACCAAGATCGGCAATCTGGTTAGCGAGGACCGCGTAGCCGTCGCCCTTACCCTTAGCGGACTCCTGCAAGCCGCCCATCATCTGACCGAAACGACCGAAAGCAGTTGTTGCAGACTCAACTTCCATACCCGTCACGGTAGAGAACTCAGCGACAGCCTTCGTAAAATCCTTCAACTGGTTTGTCGGAATGTTCATCTGCGCGCCGAGCGTACCAATCTTCGACAGATCAGCAAACGACGTAGTAGTCTTCGTAGACAGCTCGGTGTAAGCGTTCTTCAGATCACTAAGAGACCTCGTAGTACCCTGCGCAGTACGCTCCACATCAGCAAACGCACGCTCCTGCGCAATACCAGCCTCAGCAGCAGCAGACACAACACGGCCAATACCAGCCGTGATAGCACCGTAATACACTGCCATGTCGCGCGCAGCATAACGAACGTTCTCAATCGCCTTCTCGCTTGCGCGGGCATCATTACGAGCGCTACTTGCGCTAGTGCGGACCAACTGTCGATCAAAAGCACCCTGGGTCTTGATCTTCTCACGCTCAGTACGCGCGGCCTCTGACTCACGGTTAGCGACGATCCTCGCAGACGCAGCCTCGACAGCAGCAGCACGCTTAGACTCAGCAGAAGCCGTCGTTGCAGCGGCCCTGATCTCTGCCTGCTCCAAAGCCGTGAGCGCCTGAATCTCAGCAAGACGAGTAGCCTCAGCACCCTTCGCACGCACAAGGCTACGCTCATCCTTCCCCTTCTGCTTCTGCAAAGGAAGAGCATTATCCTCATGCTTCACTGCTGCCTGCGCGCGCAATTTCTCAGCCTGGGCCTCAGTCTTACGCGCCTGCGACTGATTCAACGCCGCCTGAGCCTTCTTCGCCTTATTCTCAGCCTCAGCCATAGCGTTCGACGCAGAAGCCACCTCACGCATAGCCGAGGCAGTATCCCTCAGCTTAGCAATATGGTCCTTACTCAGGTTGTTCATCGTGCGAGTCTCACGGATGAACTGTCGATACGCAGAAACAGCCTTATCGACACCCGCCGAAAGATCAGCCTTACTCGCGTCCCCAGCAGCCTTATTCAACGAGCCAAGCGCATCCGCAACCGACTTCAGCGCTGTCGCAGAGTCCTTCAGGTTCTTGACCTTCGAGCTGTCAAGCTGCAAAGAATCAAGAATCGTACCACCACGCCCAGACGGAGACTTCAGCGTAGCGACAGCACTCTGAAGCGAATCAATCTGCTTTTCCAGAGCACCAATGCTCTGTGCCGCCTTGTCTGCCCCAGCAGCGTTAACGTCAATGTCGATCTTAATTGACTCGTCTGCCACCTTAACTCCTAAAAAGAAAAGTCCCTGATACCACTTCAATGATACCAGGGACTTTTCCTACCTAACTTGCTCAAGCGCTTCAAGCGGCGACGGCAATGGCTCTTTCGTACCGTCTGAGTATTCAACAGTCCTCATCACAGTGTACGTGCTTTCACCCGGCTTAGTTTCCTTCACGTGCTCACGATGCCTATCCAACTCAGCACATGAATAACACGTAGAAGTCTCCACATGGAACTCAATCGCACTATGCTCACTACGACCATACCAGAGCGGCGTGCCGCATTTGTTGCACAAGCTATCAAGATAGTATTGATAACCAGCAGCCAAAGCAATATCCAAGTTAGTGTATTCAGTTTGATCTATCGGCTCCGAGTCAAGCTCATCACCAAGCCACACAGGCACCACACGAGCAAACATGCCATGAGCACCTGTGAACAGTGTCGGAGGCTTACTCTCCGCTCTCGCCGTCTTCAGCAGAAGAATCATCCACTGGTTCTCCGGCTTGCTCAGCTCCGTCCCCACGAAACGTAGGATCAGAAATCGCCTCAGACACGACAACACCAAGCTCCTGTGCATCATTCCACGTCGCACAAATCTGCTGCCACAAGAACTCAGGCAGATGACCACGCAGCTCCGCAGCCTCGTCATCCGACAGACCGTTCTTCGACTCACCCGTGGAGTTGTCGATGACTTCGACACAAGAGCGGGCAATGATGTACTCCATCAAACGGTCTTCGCGCTCAATGCTGATGATTGCCTTTTCGTCCTCGTTCTTGTTCTTCGTGGAGAAGAATGGGTCTTCCCAGACCTTCTTCTTCAGAATGTAAAGTTCCTTGTTCGATAGCGCACGCAGACGCAAGGTAATCGTCTCCTTGCGAAGAGCCTCAAGCTCTTCTTGCAGCTCGACACCCGGCGAAGTGTCGGTAATCGAACGAGACAGCGGTGCCTCAGCGATCTGCGCGGTCTTAGCCAGTTCGACCAACTGAGCGAAACGCTCCGCGTTCTCGGTATTCAGCGGCACGTCGATAGCCTTGACCGTAGGCTTGATAGACGAGATAATCCTAGACAACTCAAACATGTCTACTCCAATCAGATATGAGAATACCCCCGCACCTCGGAGGCACAGGGGTATTCTAGCAGAGTTGATCAGGCAGCGACAGCCTTATTCAACTCCATAAAGCCTTGAGGCAGGAACGGGACGGTGAACTGGATGGGTTTATCCCCATCACCGAGCTCGTCCTTCGGGTTGTCCGGCACGACCTTAAAGGCCGACAGCTCCATACCGGCCTCGACAGGGGTGCCCTGTCGGAAACCGATACGCTGGACCAGGTATCCTTCTTTGATACCATCAAGGGTACCACGCTTGAACAGCTGGAACGCCTTGTCATAGACAGAGGTGTTACCCGCTGCCTTCTGACCAGCCGCAATAGCCTCACGGAAGAACGTGAGCGAGGCTTCATAGTTAGCGATAGTCGGGGTCTTCGCGTTACCCGAATCGCAAATGGTGCGCGAGTCATCCGTGTCAGAGTCCGTCGCACCGAGCGTCATACCAGCTGCAATGGCGCAGCTGATGTCAACAGCCTTCGGCGTGCCACCAGTGTAGGTAGCAGCCTTAAACAGGTCGGCAACGTTAGTAATGGCATCAGCCGGAACCCACCAAATGGTGGTGTTCGGCGACAACATCTTGGGCATCAGTCTTCCTCCTTGTGGGAAACGATATCGTCATCTTCAATGGTATCATCCTCGCCGCAACACTTGGCCTGTGTAATCGGCGTATTGTCATCGACAACCTCATACATGTCCGGCAGAACAGCCAGCTCATCTTCAGTCTTGTCGCAGACAATATTGGTAAAAATATTGCGCACGCGCAATTCACTCACCCCTATCTAGGTTGACGTAAAAACTCATACTGTGCTGATAAACCGTAGGCCGCAACGTGGAATCGAAATCGCTATCAGTACCAACCGACGCAGCGATATTCACCCCATTAGACCCTTCAACCAACACAGCGCCAATGAGCTTTTCTTTCACAACCGACACAAGCCGATTGAGAAGTTTCTTATCCTCACCATACACATCAACAGTAAACGGATGCTCGTACACATCCATAGTGTGACCACCAAGCGACGCATACTCGTCCAACTGTCGATTGATCTCAGCGCCGCCGTGATACACAATATAGAGAGGAACATGAACATCACGGGCAAAAGAATCAAAAACCTCAATACCCTTGATGCCACGCAACAGATCCAGGCAAGCCTCGTCAAACTCTAGGGTCCGGTCTTTCACTTCAGCCTCCCGTAGAATTCTTCCCGGAATATAGCCGTCACACGAGGCAAATACTTAGCAGGGGTAATACCTTTCCCCTTGTCGCCGCCCGTAGGCTTGCCACGCAAACCGGAGCGCAAATAACCAGAAGTACGCTGACTGTACGTACCGTTCTCCTGCCACGCATAGTACGGCTTAGCACGGTCCCAACGATGCCAACCGATCTCGATAACCTTACCGCCCTTAGACGCATCAACACGGAAAGCATCACGCATGTAGCCAGTATCGACACGCCTGGGGTCTGTCGCAATCAACGCGCGCCCATACTCAGTAGAAGCGACAGCAGCAGCCTTAGCAGCAGCGTCAACCTTCTTCCAAGCAGCATCAATAATCTTCTTCTTCGCCTTAGCAGCGACACCATACCTGTCGGTATCGACCGTAACCTTGATACCAGCAACGCGACCGTCGTACCGTACAGTCTTCTTAGTCCTAGCCACGAGCAGTATCCCCTGTCTCCACATCACAAAGCAGCGTTACCTGCCAGTTTAGCGTATCAATCTGCGCATTACGCACAACCAGCTTCAAGCCCTCAACCCTGGTGTCAGTTGGCATTTCATCCACTTGGAGGCGCATACCCTCACCGAAGGATACGCGGACGGAAGGGTCACCCCACAAATCCTGTGATACAAGTTCGTTCTTGTCGAGATGCAAAAGCTGCACACGATAAGCGTGAACACCCGTGACTTCACCGGCCCACTCACGGTTACGGGCACGCCAGTCAACGTTAGGTGTAATGTTCGCCCAACCCCTCCACACAGGATGATTGTCCTTAGCCGACAGACCATCGTCAGCCGTCCAATCATACGAAACAGTATCAGGTGTTTCGTAGATGGATACCTTCGTATTAGCCAACAACTGCAATGGGTAGTACGAGGTATACAAGAACAAGGGGTGTATATTAGGATTGATCGACAGCCCCATTAGAAGTTCACCGCCCAATCCACAGGCTCAAACGTCGGATGAACAACATCAAAGCAGAGGCTGTTTACTTCATCTTCCTTCGCCTGAGCACGCAACTGACGAGCACGACCGACAATCGCAGACAGCAACTTCGCGCCGTCCGTCTGCTTGTCGTCCGTCTTCAAGACAAGCAACTGCAAAGCCTTATCCATGCCGATAGCGTCACACGCATCAGCAGCAGCCAGCTTCACATTCCCACCGTTAACAGCGAGCAAAGCCTCAATCTCTTCATCAGTAAACAAGTAGCGTGGCTCATTGCGGAGATCACGCAAGTCCTCCAACTTACGCAAATCAGGAATAAGTACACGCACCTGACCCACAGGCGAAGAAAAATTAATATTGCTCATGAAACCAGTATAGCAAGACCCCCGTGACCAAAAGGCCACAGGGGTCTTACTTAATCAGCTAACTGATCAGAGTGACGCATTACCAGTCGAACCGATGACACCATCGTAGCGAACAATGCCAGCACCAGCGATCTGTCGAATACGGACTTCGACATCATCGTTGTCGAACGAACCCTCATAAGGATTAACGTCGCCGCCACCGATCATCTGACCAGTCTTGTTGTGGATACGAAGTTCTGGGGCCTCACGACCCAGCATACCAGTCTTCGCAAGGACAGTCTTACCATTGGCACGACCACCCTTCGGAAGAAGAACCCATGCCTTCTCGCCACCAACAACGGAAATCAGATCAGAAGTAACGACCTCCAAGTCCTTCAGAGGGTTGCCCTTGATCTCGGTACGCTTACCATTCTGAACACGAATCTCGTTAATCTGAGTGTAGCCCTTAGCAACCTCAGCGAGAGCGGGGTTAGTGACCAGCACGAAACCCTCGGGAACATAAGTCGAGTGACCGTCACGCATGGTAGCAAGTGCCTGGAAACGCGCTGCGACAATGGCGTCGAAGCTCAGTGGCGCGTTCTTCTCGTCACCGACACCGCTAGCACCAGTACCACCCGTAAACTCATCAGGAACACCCGTGAAGTTAGCCTTCGTCTTGTTGGCGTCGTTGAAGACATCCGTACGAAGAGACTTCGTACTGGGATCAAACAGCTGAAGCAGAACCAACAGGTCCTCCGTACGAGCCGCCAGCGTCGCAGCATCCTTCGGGAAACGACTAATCACATTCCACTCATCGTTGATAAACGACTCAAACGAGAACTGAATGCGAGCACCATGCTTGGCAGTCGTGATAAACGCACCATCGGCACTGTAGGACATGGTCGGGTAAGGAGTCAACTCAGGCACATGAGGCAAAGTGCCAACAGGGTGCTGATAACCACCATTGTCGATAGGAGCCGTAGTAGCGTCAGGCTTCAGCGACAGAAGCGAAGCAGGACGGAAGTCCGTCAACAGCTCCTTCGTCGCAATCTTGTCCCAAATCGTCTCATGAGCATCGAAATACTCCTGGAAACGAACGTTCGCGGCCCTCACGAACATAGGTGCCAGCTGATCAGAGGTGACAGCCTCCTTCAGGCGCGCCTGCGCGAGACGGTCGCCTGCAAGGGCCTCACCCAACTGGACGTTGAACTCTTCCTGGTTCTTGAAACGCACTTTAGTTGCCTCCTTATCAGGCGTTCTTAGCAGGTGCAAGAACAACCTGCATCTTCTGAGGGTCGGCAGACGCAGCAAGAGGCTCCTTCAGCCAACCGATAACAACATCAGCACCAGCCTTAACGGTCGTAATCTCAGGCTTTACACCTGCGCCCGTCGCGGCCTTCGCATACACAGGCGCACCCGCCTTCGCAGCGGCAGCAGACTTGCCGACAAGCTCAAACACGCCACCAGCGACACGCACAGAGGCGTAGCCGGGGCCATTCAGACCGTACGTAGGGGCCACTAGCACATCAGTAAGAGCCTGCTCAGCCTTGTCAGTCGTAGGACGAACCTTCGACTGAAGGATACCAGCAATACCGTTGTCCTTGTTGATGACAACAACGTCGCCAGGCTCAAGATGAGCCTGCGTGGCATCGACAGGGAGGGAGAGAGTCTTGGAATACTCAAAAATCTGGTTGTCCTTGACAACCGGAACACGGATAGCGTTGACTGCCATTATGCTCACCAACCAATCTTTCCGAAAGTGTCTTCGTTCTTTTCGACAACAGGGGTGGCAGTCGCAGCGACAGCCTCCTTCAGATACGCACGCTCAGCCTCAAGAGCAGACTCGACATCCGCACCCTTCTTCACAGCCTCACGAACACGCGCGACAGCTGCCTCCGGCAACCCGGACTCAGCAATCTTCTTACCGGCCTCAAGGACAGAATCGACATCCACGGATGCCTCTTCGGCCTTCTCAGCAGGTTCCTCCACCTTGGCCTCCTGAAGAGCAGCCACAGCAGATTCTAGCTTAGAGCCGATAGCTTCACCAAGAGAAGCAATCTCGCCCTTCAGCTCATCGAACTTGGACTCAAGCAGCTTCTCGTCCACAGTTCCCTCCTTAATAGAATTGTTGTTCCTATTTGATTCTAGCAGATCAACAATGGCACCACCCGCACCGGGCGCGGTAACAAAGTCAACCGACCTAACGCCAGCAAAAACAGGAACAACACCTGTTTCCGCAATTGGCTCGTTGCACCAAGCATTGATGGAAACACCGATATGCTCCCACTTATCCTTGATTAGCTCGTTAATACCCGAGAATACTTTGCATACAGTGTAGAGTGCGCCATCCTCACCAACCGTCGCGTCTTCCAAAAACACGCCAGCATAGTCACGAATAGAACGCTCCGGGCGCTCCCATTCCTCAGTCTCAGTTGGATGGTCAATAAACATTTCCGTGCCCGCCTTAAACAAAGGCGCAGACTCAGCCAAGTTCTCAGCAGTGTAAATACCACTCGAACCCTGGCCGGGCACGATAATGCGGATGCGGTACTTACCCTCACCAAGAGACTCAGTACCGACAGCCGCAGTTGACTCATGCAACTTAAGCATCAGTCCCCCTATCTCGGTTGTCGTTCGTTCCATCTGACAACGGGCCGACACCCGTTGCGCGCCCGTCATCCTTATTGCTGTCGTCGGGGCTGTCCGTGTTGGTATCTGTGCCGTCTTCGTCCTTGCCCTCATCCGGCAACTCCGGCAAATCTTCCAACGGCAAAGAACCAGCAATCTTCAAGAGCTGCAACACACCCGAACGCATCTCAATCTGATGCAAAGCACCGTTCTGATACGCGAGCGTTAGAGATTGGATGCGGCGGTGAGTCTGGTCATTATTGATCGAACCGTACTCGATCTGCACCTTAATGCCGAGAGCCGCAGCAATCTCATTCAGCATGTCGATATGGAGTTGACGGCGCAATTCCAACGCCTTAAACGTCGGGTCTTCAAGCGCAGTCTCAGCGCCCTGTCGGCCACCCGCAGAACCATCAGTCAGCAACACCGACAAGGGGATGTCGAGAGCAGCCGACACCATAGCCGCAAGAGGCGTACCAGCCGAGAAATCAATCCCAGCGCCAGCCTTGTTAATTGCCTGAATATCCTGCCCAGCACCAATGTTCGCAGTGCCACCGACACCGGGACCAGCCATACGCTGCTGAACGGCCTGTTGCTGCTTAGAATTAACGCTCGTTGCCTTGAAGGCCAGCTTAGCGAGAGACTTCTCCATGAGGTGTGCGACCTCAAGATGCTCCTTGTACTTCTGTGCATACGACATAGCGCTCATGAGATCAGGCTTACCGTACTGTTCAGCAGCAAGGCGATTCACGGTCGCATACACAGCCGTCAAGCGCTTGTTCACCTTGTAGTTAGTCTTAGTGATCTTCACGCTCACGCGGTCCCACAGCATGTACCACTGAGGCTCACCACTTACGACAGGGTTGATCAGGAGCGCAACGACATCACCTGTCGCATCATCAGTAGCCACACCAGCAAGGCGCATCAACGGAACAGGTGTAACAGTCTTTGTCGCCTTATCCACAAGATAAATGACGCAACCGTCAGTGTTGAAAGACTGCTCATCACGAACACGCGCCTGCACACTGAAACAAGCCTTCGCGTTTTCATCAATCACCTTACGAGAAGGTCCAGTAGAACCCTTGTAGACAACAGGGTCGCCCCACATGTAAGCGTTACGCACAACCAGGCCACGCTTCACAATAGGGTTAAGAGTAGCCAAACGGCGCGCACGCGCCGAATGGTCCCTAATCACATCAAGAGTAATCAGAGAATCAGGGCCTTCGACAGCAGACAAAGGCAACCAGCCCGCATCTTCTCGCTTGAGACGCGCTAGGGTATCAGAAAAAGACCCTAGCGCTTCTTGGAATGTCTGCTCATACTTCATGCTAATTATCCTATCACGCTAGAAATACAGACAACTCTTCCTCGAACATGAAGTCCAAGAGGTCATCTTCTTCTAGTAGATCATCAGGTGAATAGTACTGACCTTCTGAATCACCGGCCATAATGGCTCCAATATTCTGGTACGCATAAATGACAGCATCAAGAACGTCAGGCGACTTAATGCCACGCTTGCGCATATTTTCCTTCGATTCGATGAGCATTGCTGACCCACGATACTCGTACTTAATCGAAGCAATTTCATTGTGGAGTTTATCGTCATCGGGCAGGAAGACACGACCATCAGCGACAGCCTTAGCGAACTGATCGTACATAGCGGCGCGATAGTTGTACCACTTAGTGCTATCACCGGACTTCGCGTTACCGTGAATACCAACGACAGAAATGTCAGCGGGCACGAAATTGTAGATACTATCGAGAACGGATGCGCCAACACCGATAGCGTCAATACGAATCTCGACAGCCCCGAGTTCGACTGCCAGCTCACCAACCTTACGGGCAAGCTCAGGACCGTTCAAGCCTTGGTAACGCCCATGAATCTTGATGTAACCGCCTTGGTTCGACACAATCACTGAGCTGTCGGACCCATAACGGGCAACGTCAACACCGAGAACAATCGGCATACCCTCGTCAGGTTCAGAAGTGTCGTAAGCCTCCATCGACTGCATGACGCGGCCCATGTTGAACAGGCCGTCGTCAGACACGTCTGGGAACTCACCGAGGACACGCGCTACGAAACGGGGGTCATCCTCGCCCCATTCCTTCTTACGTGCCTCAACCCAGTCAACCTGCACAAGACGAGTCGCAACCTCGACAGGTACGACCTCACCCGTGAAATTAGGCGTGTCGTACGCGCCGAATTGGATGATGTTCCAGGAGCGCTCTTCAGGCTTCAGGCGCATCTCCCGCTTGAACACCTCGGCCATGTAGCACGACGGGTCGTTAGGGTTAGCAATAGCCAAGATGCGTGCATACTTGTTGGTCGTAATTGCGTCAGCAGCGGTGAAGATTTCCTTGGAGATACCACCCGCCTCGTCCATAATCACTAGGACGTACTGGTCGTGGACACCTTGAAAACCCGACTCGTCCTTATCGTCCGGCTTCATACCGAAAGCGATAGGGTCTTGTCGGTATCCCATCTTCCATGTTGCGTCGGCGCTAACCTTGCCACCAATACCAGCATCGGCCTTGACACGAGGAATCTCTTTCCACAGAACGTTGCGGACCTGTTTCCAGTTCGTTGCCGTGGTGACGACTGTCGTGTCATCGACAGGGTGTGTGTCTACCCACCAGTTAACGAGCGTTGCCGAGAGTCGGCTGTTGTGCGTAGGGATGCACCACTGGCTCACCTGGTACAAGTGACGTGGTGAGTCTACCTCGATACACTGTGTCGGCTCTGTTGGCGCACCTTGAATAGCAACGACACACCAATGTCCTTCTTCGCCACCGGCCTTCGGAATACGATCTCCAATATGTAGGTCGCGTGTTTCGACAACAACCGTGTCGTCCCACCTAGTTTTGCCGTAAACAAGAAAGTCTGCCGAACGAATGACAGCCCACTCGTGGGCTTCTGGGCAGATAACCTCTGCACCGTCGTTAAAGATGACCTTAACCAGCGGAATGTTCCACACAGGTGACTTAGCAACAACCTTGGTCGGATTACCAAGTTCGTCAAGGACATAGTCACCGATGCGAAGTTCACCCATTGTCGTCCAGCCAGTAGGCGTTGGTATAGGTTCTGTCAACTTGACAGCTTTGCCTACGCCATTGCCCGTAACCACAAGCGTCTTTTGGTGCTCTACAACTGACTGAGCAACTTCACGTTGCTTAGACCACATGAACAGACCGTGATCCTCAGCCCACTTGGCAGGATTATTACGCCACACTTCAAGACGCTGAGCATCTGAGAATTTCTTAGCGACAGCACCGAAAGGCAGCATCAGTCACCCTCAACTTCCACAGTCGCCTCAAGCAACGCGGCAGGCTTGTTTACAGCCTGAGAAAACCAATCAGCCTTATTCGTCTCCAAAGCCTTCTTAGCCTTAGCCGACAAGTGCGGATACATGAGCGCCGTATACTCTTCGAGCACCTGATTAGTGAACGACAGCATGATGTTCACTTGCTTCTCTTCGATCACACGAATCTCATGCGTCACCGTCTGACGCTTCAGGTTCGCAACCTCGGAGATTTCACGCAGAACAGCGAGAACAGCCTGAAGGTTCTGCCCCCAGTTACCCTTCTCGTCAGCAAGGCCGAACATCCCGATCTGGCTGTAAGCCATGTCAACAAGCGCATCAAGACGATCAAGCTGCTTGATGCGCATATTGCGAGGCGACAACTCCTGTCGGCTGTCGTAGTACGACTGCTCGATAACGAACAGTTCTTCAGACGTGAAACCTGTCGACTGAATAATCTTGTTTCGCTCTGTGCCGCGCTTTAGCAGCGACAAAGCCATGTCGCGCTTACCCCGCAGCTCCGGGTCATCACTCGTCAGCAAATCGCGCGAGTTCGTCTTGGATACCATCAAGCACCTCCTTCACAGCCTTCTGGAACTTGTTGTCCAAGTACACGTAAGTACAAGCAGCACCGGCAATCAAGCCAGCGGCGAGACCAACCAAAAACCAGGCAATGAGCATTAGTCCTCCTTTGGAACTGAAGGCAGGTCTTCTACCTTCACACCGGCTTGCAAAGCCGCAACACGCACAGCGTAAGCGTGTTCCTTCCACAGGAACGCTTGCGTGCGCAATTCAGCTTCAAGATCATCACGAGCTTCTTGAATCTCTTGAGACTTCTTGTAACGATCAATGCACAAATCAACTATAGCCTTGATAACAAGGGTTACGGCAGAGCAAACGAGGCCCACCAGTGCCGTGTTCATACGCTAACTCCTTGTTACTCACTAACGGTTGACAAGTATTCTTCCCTTGTCTTATGATACCGTTCTTCAGCCTCTTCCAGCTTGCTTTTCGGCAGAACCCCGGGGCGATACGAGTAAGGCCACACACGCAGAGCACGCCCCAAAAAGAACAGTCCAATAATTACTGACAAAATAATAACATGGATCGGCCAACGAACATGTGCAGTAGTCAGCACTAGTTCGTTAATCGACACAAGCATGATGCCAACAACAGATGTCAAAGCCGCTGGGCCTTCCAACCACCAAGAACCCAACCACGCTGAAGGTGCACCCAAAACACCCGAGATGAGCATGAGAACACCCGCAAGGACAACAACCCACGGTAGCACCGCAGCACTCGTCAAGAACCCAATACCTGTAATAGCGATAGCCGTGTAGATAACTACCATCACGGCAGTTACAGACCTTGGCTCGCTCATTGATCTCAGCAACTTCTTCATGAGGCCATTATAGCGAAAACCCCCTCACTGACATCAGCAAGGGGGTTTTCTGTAATTGTGTCACTCAGCGTCAGGAGTGCCATACGACGGGGCCGTATAGACACCACCCGTGTGAACAGCTGCAAGAACCAGGGCAAGCAAGCCCAAGACCTTATCCAGCACATCAAGCCACTGAGCCGACTGCTCAGGCGCGACAACACCGTAAGCAATACCGACAGCCAGCAAAGCTGCAACAACACCATAGATCGCCTTACGCCGCTCAGGTGTCAGTGCGGTCCACTTGGTGCGGTCAGTAGTGAGAACATCCTTCTCCATGTCCAAGTTCCTCCTAAATTGAAGTTACTTAGATTCTACCAGCTTCACGATGCCATCAGCGTCCTGCTCGACAACCAGCTTACCGACAATCAGCTTGCCGTCCTCACCGAAAATCGAGCAAGCGCCGTCGAGACGGGTCTGGCACAGTCCGACAGCCATAGCGCCCGATTCCGTGAGGAAGTAGTCGCTGCCGTTGTACGACAGCCAGCCGGTGCGCATAGCGCCGTTTTCCTCAAGGTAGTACCACTTGCTCTTGACGAGCTGCCAGCCGGTCTGCATCTGCCCCTTGTCGTTCAAGAGGAACCAGTGCTCACCGACCTTCACCCAGCCAGTCTCCATCTCACCATAACGCCCATCGTGGACATCATGCAGGAAATACCAGTGACCATCGACGTGCTGCCAACCGAACTGCAACCAGCCCTTCTCGTTAGCGTAGTACCACTTGTCGCCCACAGGGAACCAGCCAGTTTCGTAGCCACCGTCTTCAGTACGGTACCACCAACCACCATTCTGCGACACCCAACCCTCCTTCTCGGACAGGTCAGCATCAAGGTTGTCGTAATACTGCTGGGCCTTCTCGATGTACTCGTTCGCATACGTGTCACGCAGCGAGGCAGGGCACATCGTGGAGTAGAAGTCGCTGTGGGGGAACACATTGACTCGCCACTCAGGACGACCCAGACCATACGCACGACACAGAGCAGCAGTCAGATGCGCGCCCGCGTCGATGGTGGCCTCACCGACATCCCAGCCGCCCTCAGCGCCCGTCGAGTTCGCGTGCTCAATGCCAATCGACAGCTTGTTCACACCTGGGCAGTGCCATGCAGTATCCCAGTCGTGGACATACTGCGCAATAGCGCCGTTGATGTCAACATCGTAGTGCGCAGACGTACCATTGCCGCTGAAGGCACCGTACACATCTTGGTGCGACATGGCCTTGCCAGCGTTGTGGTGGATGATGATGCGGTCAATAGCGTTGCCACCACGGCCCGCATCGAAATTGTCGATCCACAGGTTGTAGTCGGCGGTCAGGTCAGTCCAACTGATCATTGTTCCTCCAATTGCTCCTAATCTCCCAAGGACCGAAGTCCTTGTACGCAGCCTTAATCATATCAGTGAACACCCGGACACCCTCTTCAGTGACGAACACCTGCCGATACGAGTTACCCTCATCAGTGTAGACACGGCGCACATCGAGCAATCCTTTGGCCTTGTCAGTCGGTTCGCTAATATAGCGCCCCTTCTTCAAGAAACCCTCACGTCGGAGGAACCGAACGAGCTTTGTCGAACCGAACTTAGGGATGTCCGTGAGGCTCTTAGCAAAATCACGCAACGAGGGTTCCATCACACACCATCCACATCAACGAAATAGTCAGCAAATGGGTTATCCCCAGGCTCGGTGAACTCCATGTTGATAGTTGCTGCCTCATCGTCCATTGGGCGCAGAACGTCCTTTGGCTGTCGAATCGACTTTAGGATGAGAGTCCAGTCAATTGGCATGTAGTCACCAAGCAAGATCATGTCCTTGATCGTTAGGCTACCATTCACCAACTTGGAGCGGTAATACTGCGCAGAAGACCCGCCGAGCAGCTTTCCATCGTTAGTGATCGACAGGCCCGCGTCCTTGAACTGCTTCATCACAAGCTGTCGGACAAAATCAAGCCGCGTTTCGACATCCTTGGGATACTTTTCAGGGCCACGAGACGCGCGAGCCTTAGCCATGCGTGCGCGTGCCTCTTCGAGCTTCACCGGGTCAGTAATTTTCATTCTTTCACCTCATACTTCTTCAAGAGGTCCGGTCGGAACCCAGACCAGTGTTCCTTAATTTGCGCGCCTTCACGCACGACAACGACAGGTGCCTGCTGATAACCCAGTGCGCGGATAAATGCCAATGCGTCAGCATCTTCCGTCACATCCACACTCTCATGCGGTAGATCAAGGCTCTTCAGCTTGCGGTACGTCACAGAGCACTGTTGGCAGTTGGGCTTAGAGTAGACGGTAATCATTTGTTGGCCTTTCCAGTAGAACCGAAGCCACCTTTACCTCGCTCACCGGCTTGGACGGGTGGCTGTGCGTAGAGAGCAGATGTGCCCTCTAGCTTGACAATAACAATCTGAGCGATGCGCTCATGCTCTTCCAGCACGACAGGGGTGTCCTTGCTCATGTTCCACAGTGGAACAAGAACTTCGCCCTCGTAGCCAGCGTCGATGACACCGACACCATTAGCGAGAAGCAGTCCCTTCTTGCTCAGTGACGAGCGGGCAAAGACGAGTCCAACAGACCCATCAGGGATGTCGTGCTTATCAGGGTAGTAGCCTGTCGCCACGTAGATAACCTCACCTGGGTAGATGATGACAGGCATCTTCGTGGACAGGTCGAAACCAGCATCATTATAGTGCTGTCGTTGTGGTCGCATTGGTTCTCCTTTGTGTTATTTATCGGGGCAAGATAGAGGGCCAGCACTAACCAGCACTGGCCCCCTAATTATGTGTCAGCGAGTCTTGCTGTATCGGCCAACACACCAGGCCACAGTCATGGCTGCCGCGCCGAACAGCAGCGACAGAATCCCGATTACAGCAGCCTCAGAGGCAGCACCAGTCTTGGCTAGCTTGGCCTTCGGGGCCTCAATCGTTGGCGCAGGCTTCGGGGCCGGTGTAGCCTTAGTCGGTGCAGGGATAGGCTCGATCTTGCAAGGCACGCGGTCCTTGTCTCGGTCAGGGTGAATCGTGCAAGGGGTCTGAGTCGGTGTAGGTGTAGGCTTAGAGGGCTCAGGTTCCGGGGTGGGGGTAGGAGTCGGCTTCGGGTCCTCAGACGGCGTAGGGGCGGGCTTCACAGTCCCATCGCCGTCGGTGCCTCCGTTAGAGCGTACGGTCGCAGTAGATTCCAGCTTCAGGCCGTTCACCTCGGCGTGGTTCGTCACCGAGGTCTGCCCCTCGGGAACCTTCATCTGCTCCGGCGGGTAGGTGATGCAGGTCTTAGACCCTTCAGGCGCGGTGAACTTGATCGTGTTCGCGTCCACTTGCGTGGCTGTGACAATCTCAGTTGTGGCCGGGTCCCAGGTTGGGCCTTTGGCGCACTTGACACCGGGAGAGAGTCGGGTATCGAAGTCCTTAATGGTGTACTCGACACCACCCTCAGCAATAAACTTGATACCCCATCCAACGGTTCCGTTGGAATTGGTCCAACCAAACTTAACGTTGGACGGTTCTGCGTACTCAAAGTGGGCCGGACCATCACAATCATTCGTGCAGACACCTGTTCCTTCAGCATCACCCCACACGAGCTTCTTCACGACCTCACCATTAAGAGTGATCGTACTCTCGTTAGTGCCGACAGCAGCGTCCTGAAGGCGCGCACGCGCCCACCATGTACCGCTGACGTTCTCCTTGTCGGCGTAAGCTGCGGGCACCTCCGTGACCTTGCAGGTCAGTGTCGCCTGATCGGCGACACACTCACCGACGACAGTGCCGTCGTCCAAGGCAAAAGGAAATGAGGCGTTCCACTTGAAGCCACCATCCTTAGAAGCCACCGTGAACTGCTGTCCGACAGCCAGTCGCTTGGTGGTCCAAGTCCCGCCCACATTGACCTCAGATGAGGTCTGTCGAGACGCGGACGTGGCCTTCGTGACCTCGGCCTTGATCCCAGGGTTGTCGGCGGCATTAGCAGTAGCAGCAGCTGTAGTAATCATTAGTAGTGCGACACCGGTCGTCGCAAGAAACTTCTTCATGTTGTTGGTTCCTTTCGTAGTTGTTCGGCCTGACAACATGAAGCATAGCTGACAGGCCGAGTAGTTTACAATAGATAACCACGTGACTCTGCTCACATAGTATCATCCCCCTACCGAGTATTAGTCGATAGGGGGATGAGTCCTCATGAATTATGAACCCTCATGTAAGGCCAGTACCCGAAAGGACGAACCCTTCAGTTACTTAATCCTGAGATCAGAGGCGCGCTGTCTCAGGCCGACAATCACAGATGGTCGAAAGGACGCTGCTCCAAAATCTCTTCCATCTTATGACCAGGCACCGTATAGACACCAGGCGAGACGACACCATAGGTCATGGGCTTAACCATCGTCACAGGAGCCTTCTCGACAATGCCCTGGTCGAGAAGAGCAATCAGCTCAGCGTCCTGTGTGGTGATCGTGTAGACACCCGTACGGGCCTCCTGGGTGATGGTCGTCTTCATCTCGTCATTCTTGATGACAGACGAATAGCTACCGTCGAAAGCCTTACCCAGCTTGACTGCGAGATCGACAATGCTCATCGTTCCTCCTTTGTTGTCGTTGTTGTTACAAGGACAGTGTATCAGTCTTCAGTGCCCAATCAAGACTTTCATTGAGTTCTTCCTTGTTACTACAAAACTCGGCACACCGAAGAACATCAGTTAGAAACTCCTCCCAGAAGCGCTTGTCTGAAAGACCCTGATATTTCTCGGAAAGTCCGAATGGTTCCTTGAACTCCACAGTGTGAAGCCAATGCGTGAAGACAGGCACGTTAACGGCGTAGCTAGTAATGTCACCCCAGCTAGAATACCATCCATCGACAGCATGAACTCCACCATAGCTATCTGTGAATGTGTAGATAGGATGGTCCATCATGCCCTTAAACTCGCACAGCTCACAGGTGCCTGTTACATCCTCGTAAGTATTTGAGTCGAAGTCAGTAAGTCGTAACTTCATTTTGTTTCTCCTTTCTGTCGTGCTGCTACAGGACTCGAACCTGTTCCTTGGCGACTGACACCCCGTTCTTGACCAGTTAAACTAAGCAGCTTGCCACCTGACCAGGGTAGCCCAGCTCTTCGATGGAAGTCTTGGTCGTGACACTTTGTGCTATCGAGCAACCTCATCGTCAAGCGCTCCCAGACTAGGACTCGAACCTAGTCCGACAGGGCCAGAACCTGCCGTGCTGCCATTACACTATCTGGGATAAAGGCTGGGTAGTCCCGGAGGACACCCAGCAGCTAGGTAGTTACACTTGTGTAACTACAGGCAATACTGCCCGTCGGAATGGTGAGACTCGAACTCACGACCCCCTGGTCCCAAACCAGGTGCGCTGCCTACTGCGCTACATTCCGTTGGTGGGGGTGCTATTCGGACGACAGAAACACACACAAAAAAGTGTCGTCCCTAGGGTGCTACCCCGCACGTGACCCCCGTCACGGCAACCGGCACGTCCTCTTGATCAGAGAGGCAGGCAGCTATGGCCTAATCATCCAGCATCGTCCGGTGCTTGGTGGTCCCCTCGGTGAGAGTCGAACTCACACTCCTTTCGGAACCCGGGTTTGAGCCGAGCGCGTCTGCCTGTTCCGCCACAAGGGGTGGTGCCTCCCAATGTTCACAGACCCTTGCTTATAAGGTATCGAGAGGCTATTCAGATGTTATGTGTTTAGTATAGAGTTGCATTTCTCGGACTGTCAACACCATACTAAGTGATGTGTGTTACTTTCCAGGATCAATAATTGCCGCCACCTTGCCCTCATCGCTTTCAGTGATAAGGAACTTGAGGACATCGAGATCATGCATCAGACTATCCTGATCAGTGACAGGGTTGAACCAGTACTGGGTGTTAATCTTCACCCAAATCCCGTGGTTATTAGTGATGAGCACGCAACCCTTCGCAGTGATAGCAGCAAAGTCGTGGCAGTCTGCAATCTCTGCAACCTGTCGCTTATCTAACCCTTCGACAAACCAGACACTAAGACCATAAAGGTCCCAGTTATGCAGCTTGTTGTGATTCTCTCGGGTCTGCTCGTAAAGCTCCATGAACCCTTTGTTATCATTCATTCTTTTTCTTCTCCCATTTCAAGAATGATTGCTTGCTTATCACTATTGTTGATAAGATAAGCCATTTCGTAGTCGTACAGGGCAATCATTACGATTCTCCCTGTTACGAACCAGAGTGTGCTACGTCGCTTGAAGGTGACTGAGTTCCACTTCAGCTTCTTTACGGTACCAAGGTCTACATCACCGAGACTCGGCACGTTAACGACAGGGCTGTCATCCTCCTGCGCATTGTCGCAAGCTGCCTCAAGGAGGTCGTAGATTTCTGCAATACTCAGCATGGTGTAACCTCTTTTCGATCAATTCCCAGCATCATGTTCGCAAACATCTTTACGGTGCCCCAGTCTTCGGCTGGGTCATTAACACACTGTGAGTATGCAATAGCATAAATATCAACGATAAGTTGGTATTGGTGGTAATTTAGTGCATCTGATTCAGGTTCCTCAAAGATTGGTATGATCTTACAGAAATCTGCAACCTTATACCACTCAACACCTTCCTCATGGGTATCAGCAATCCGACCAATCTCCTTGGTTAATTCTGCCAATTCAGCGTTCATTGATTTCTCCTTTCTTTGTGGCTGATGTATTTATACTAATCTACTCTGCCAACATCTGTCAACAACTAACCCAGTGACGTGTACCACATCATTGTGAGGACAAAATAAAACCCCTGTACCTCAATCCAAGCACAGGGGTTTTATCGGATCAAAGATCCATCAACTGGTAATGACCAATCTAGCACATCAACGAGAGATCGTGCAACACTAATTGAGTGTGCAGTGGGTCACTTGTTGTCCATGAGTTCACCAACAATACTGTCAGCGACAGAATAGGCAGTCGTACCCAAACCAGGGTACAGATCATTGAGAGCTGACCATGTATCCCGACTAGCTGGGTGTTCAATAGCAAAAAGGTAGTCGCAGACCTTAAACTCAACCTCAGTCTCTAGCAGCTCCATCAGCCTATCCTGAGTAACGATGAACTTACCATCACCATGATACTTGATTCCATCAGTCACGGCAGCACCTTCCATCCTTCGCCGTCTCCAATCTCCTTTTTCAACTCTTCATCAGAGTGTGCTTGATTAGTCCACAAGTCCTTCACGTGGACCCAGTAGTCTTCCATGTCTTCACTGATGAACTTTAGATAACGAACGTCATCAGGACTAATCAGCACAGCTCCGGGTGCAAGCCGATGGAACGGAATAGTCAACTCACTGAAATTGATAATCATTCTCGATTCTCCTTTGCTTCAACAAGATGGTACTTCGCAACCGCGTAGTCATCCTTCTCATCACATGCGAACTGACCAATACGGCCAATGCCACCCCAACCCATCTTCTCAGACAGGTAGGCGTGGACGATCTTGTACTTACGGCCACTACCAGTCTTGATGCTGCCTGTCTTCTTATTGAAAATCACGTAGATTTCCTCAGCAGGATTAGTCATCATTTCTCCTTAGACGTGGATACCATAGTAGAAGACACAACCAGCGAGGCAAACCAGAGCCACACAGAGCATAATCGTGCCGACAGCCACTACCTTCTCGCCCCAAGGGTAAATCTCATCCAGCATCATCCCGAAAAGCGCTACTGCAAAACTGAGGATCAGCAGCCCAACAGCAAAAGTCATCATTCCTTATCATGTCCTTTCGTAAATAGGTCCATAATGTCAATTTTTTCCGAGTACTCCTTCAAAAACAGGTTGTTAGCAACAGCCAGCAGACCCATAGGCTTAAGATCATTCTGTGTATCAAGGAAGAAGTCACCATACTTAACGAAACGACCATCCAACAGCGTCTCGCCGTTCTTAACGTTCATCACCTCTTCCAACGCCTTGTTATGCTGCTTAGCAATGTCACTCGACAAAGGCTCGTGGAAGGAAACAGACATTGCCTCTTCCTTCAAGGGGTTGTTACCCTGGATGATTTCGATGAAGTCTTGTATGTCCCCACAGGCAAAAGAATCATCAGCACAGATAAACCAGTCATCGTAAGCCTTCACGAAGCTGAAAGTGTCTGCACGGAAAAACTCAAGATCGACAATCCAACCAGCGGGAAGCTCATCCAGAGCAGCCTTACAAACTTCCGTGTTATGAACCAGGTCAATCTGTTCAGTATCAACTGTCACTAGCATTATGGCAGTCTCCTTTCAATAGTAAAACGCGCATCGAGAGGGGCAACCTCAATCCTTAAAAAGTAAGAATAAGGTTCTTCCCACATAGGAACCTCGGTTTCAACCTCAAAGTCCTCTGACTCATTCCACACATGCTCTAACTGATTAACCAGCATTTTGCGGAAATAGGATGGTAAATCATAGCAATGTGCAACGATACCCTCGGGTGTTATCTCAAACTGTGGCTTTGTCAGCTTAGCCATTAGTAACCCTTGTGAATCAGATGGACATGGTCACGGTTACGCAGGATATGAATGAACATCTTAGTATCATTCCGCACACCCCCGTAACAGCTTATCCACTTATCTTCGCAGCGCATCCATTCAGTACCACAGACAGCAATGACCATCCCCGCACTAGCCTTCCACAAGTCATCAGGTATAGTGATAGTAAATCCTGTAGGGTTGCCGTCAATGTCCTTCAGCTCGACAGACACCTCGTTGTCATAGACGAGGTTATCAATCTTGGTATCAAAGGACTTGAACACTTCATAGGCTTGCTCACGCTTGTGAGCAAGATCGGTGTACTTGGTCAAAAGTTCTTCAATGCTCATGGTTAAAACCCCTAAAGTTTGTTGTTGTATAAAAGACGCGGTGCCCGAAGTCTACGACCTCATAGTCAAGTTCTCGACACAGCTGCTCCATAGCGTCTTCACTGTAGTAGTTGCCCTTGTTGTCCAACCAGTAGTACGTCAGCTCACCAAGGACTAGGAAAAATGACTTGTGTAGCCGTTCGACACGGATGCAGGCACCACTACTGAGGTTTCGTAGAGTGCTCATTAGTGGTACCCCGCGATCATTGCAACACCCATACCTATGAACAAGACGCACTCAACCACCGAGGCGACGACACCACAGACCAGCAAGAACGACACAGGCTTACTGATGATGTCTCGGCAATCATGACGACAGTAGCCGAGTATAAACGCCGTGCCAGCCCACAGGAGAGCCAGGAAACAGTAAATAATCCCGAGCAGCATCAGCCCTCCAACACTATTTCGACAGGGCAACCAGTGTCAATCACCTTGCACAAGAACTCGTGGACACTGTAAGTGCAAGACTCTTCATCAGACCACACGCCTTCGAGATTCATCATCCCGAAAGGGCAGCTATAAAAGTACGTGTGCTTATTAAATCTGACGACAGTACCCGGTTCAAGGATGGTGATATAAGGACGATTTGAGAGGCAGGTCGTGTCCTTATCCTTGATAGGAATCAGCACATCCTGCATCTTCCACGTCAGTTCACAGTACAATCTGTTCAGCTCATCAAGCTTTTCCATCATTTGTTTTCTCCTTTCGTTGTCAGTCGTTAACAAGCGTGATCGCTTCATTCTCATTCAGGACGTAGAACAAGAACTCAGCTGTCGCACGGCACGAGCCTTCTTCATCTATCCACGAGCCTTCCAGCAGTGAAAGACCAAACTCGGCACAGAAGAAGTGCTTGCGGCCCTTAAAGTAAACGACAGTGCCGGTCTTCAGTAGGGTGGAATAAGGGCGGTTTGAGAAGCTGTCCATGTCAAGGTCGTAGACCGGCACCTCTTGTTCTTCGACAAGCCATCCCATCCGTGTGTACTGCGTGGCAAGGTCCGTCTCATACATACCCTGGAAGTCATAATCAGAAAGACGAACCAGCTTACAGTTGGTGTCTTTAGTGTTCAGCTCATCAAAAAGCTGCTCGCACGTGAGGATGGTGCCCTCGCTCGACACCCACCTGTCCCCCGGCATCGACATGTAGTTAGGCTCGTAATGTGCCTCGGTGGCGAGGACGACACCGGGCTTGGACGACAGGTCGGTGGGGGTGGTGATTGTGAACAGTTTGCCTGTGTAGTGCTCTCGTGAGGTAATCATTTGTTTTCTCCTTTCGCTTGTTGGTTCAGCTGTACACCCGGATAGGGTCAATCATCGACTTAGCGATCTGGGCAAGTTCTTCATCAGTGTGGATGTCACCCGTGTACGACACCCAGCCTCCGAGCTTGCTCACTTTAAAGAAGCGGTGCGCCGCGATCTTAACGACAGCCCCGTCCTTGAGGGCTGTGGTGTCGAACTCCCTGTAATCGGTTTCCTTGCAATAACCGTAAAAGCTGGTTTCAGACATTTTGTTCTCCTTTCGTTGATGTCTTAAGTATAGAAGGGTGGGATGGTAGAAGTCAAGATAGTAGCATGTGATTTGACCCACCCTATTACCCCGTTACCACCCGAATACGCAAAGGGGTATGGACTAGTAGCCAGAAAATACGCAAAGGGGTATGACACCCCCTCCATCTTTACACTTACTCAGCAATTGATTTTTTAGTTGCTTATTTTTACCCTTCCTTTACCCACCTGTCAAGCGCCCTCCCCGCTCCCCAGCTCCCTACCCGGCCCATATCCATACACTGACCCCGGGTCACTCATGGACCCATGACCATACCAAAAATGTGACCTGCCCCATACCGATATTAACCGGAGGTCAATTAACAAAACTTAGGCTACCCTAACCAACCTTAGCTCATCCTATGTGCCTCACCTCACACTACCCACCAAAGTCACACAACCCACAACCTGCAACCTACCAAGCAACAACAACAAACCAACACGAACTAGCATGATCTAGCAATATGCCTAGTACCCGAAACGCCTCACGTAAAATACCCCTCGAAACTTCTAATTTCTACTCATTTTTATTGTGTGTAATACACTCCAGTAAATAAGAACAAAAACACGAAAAACGATTATACAATAAAGAATCTATATACGTGTATTTATTTCTATACTTGATTATTATCTATTACTATTAATATATTTATTTATTATATTTATTTATTTCTTAAACGACGTACCTAGGCGTACGCGCGCGAGATTATCGTCAGAGTGACGTTAATGTTGAGAATGATTCTCATTATCAGTCCTTCCCCTCCTGAATTGTCCTAACATTTACGCTACGCCCCCTCTCACGCCCTTTCACCCCCTCAGAGCTACCCACATACTACTCACCCCCTAAAAGTCCCTCAAACGGCCTTCCAGGCCCCTTAAACGCCCCCTCCCACCTCAACTCTCCCTCCCTGACTCTCCCTACCCACCAAAAACCCACGCCCTGCCTACGCGAGTAACATACTCTCCCTACAAAGTCAACACGAACACAAAAAGTATCCACACTGTGAGATGTCTAGTTCTACCCACACATTTTTACACTGGCACTGTCGCACGCTAACCAAGCCACAGAATGTTACCAACGACACACCAACAAACTATTGACATTCTTCCTCCTTACTGATAATCTGCCAGGGTCACCGCCCTAGGTATGTCTACACAACGAAGCACAGATGCCGGCCTGAGACCAAGGCCACACCCTTAGCCTATTGACGGCATGGCCTGTCGATGCTATTTACACGCGTGTTCCTTATCCCCCTACTGTCGCTAACCAACCCAAATGTGACGCGGTTCACACGCTGTCAGCTTGACACGGCCACCAGGGGGCGATAGACTGTAGTCACAAGGTCAAACACCACACCGAAAGGTCACACTCATGTCCGCTCCCTACCTCATCATTTCAGACACACTCACCTCCTCCCCGCGCACGTCGCCGGTCTTCGCTGCTGACTACGCCACACTTAAAGGCTGGTTTGCGCTTACGCCTGGCTTCACCGCCTACGATGCCGCAAAGTGGGCACAGCGCGCCGAGCGCGCGGCGCACGGCGACCGACAGGCCATCGCTCAGCTCGATGGGGCCGGCTTC